CAAGCAAAGTCTTGATTCATTGGCATTGCGTTGCATGTAAGCCCAATCCAACTGGACACGAATCTTTGATTCACGGGGGCCAGTGTTGTTGCTTTAAACCAATGATTCTTTGTCCCAATTTTGTTAAACGCCTTGCTGCCAAACTAAGCCTGGTTGTTGCAGTACAAGCAGTCTTCATTCCTGGTCTCAAAGCACAATCAAATTGGGTAGGAGAATAAAACTTCGGCTCTTATGTCTACTCCACGCGTTGGTATCCTTCCCCATGAAGAGCGGATGGCAATCTTCCGTGGGGCACAGCAACTAGGATTGCATCCTTATGAGTTTGGTGGATTCCTTTCTCTGGAATCCGGACCCAACATGGATCCCAACATTGTTGGTGGTGCAGGAGGTCGACATAAAGGCTTAATTCAGTTTGGGCAAAACGAACAAAAACTTTACGGCATTACTGGACCGCAAACAAGAGCTGGTCAGATGTCTGCTGTCTTGAAATATTTTCAAGACCGTGGCTTTAAGCCTGGGATGGATATTGGGCGTGCCTATGCAACAGTTCTTGGTGGAAATCCAAACGTATCGCTAGACGCTAAAGATTCTTTTGGTACATCCGTAAGGAGTGCTTTGCCACGTTTTAAAGAAGGTGGAGATCTCTTTAAAAATGCTCAACGTGTTTTAGGGGACATTCCTGAGGGTTATGGCACGTTGCCTTCTACTGGCCAAGCTTCTCAGGGACAGCAACAGCAAGATCTGTCTAGCAATGGCTTCTTGAAAGGTTTTATGGCGGCAATGTCCGGCAGTAACACCAAGCAAGCGTCCATGAAAGATATCTTGAAAGAAAGATTAGTAATGGAACTATTCTCCCCTCAGACCATGGCGGGTCCCCTTGATTTTCTTTCAAGCTACCTTAATCCGTACGCTTGATTGAAAACAAGCTTTATAATGTAAACAAGTAGGAAGTAGAACATTGTCGTCATCCGCAACGAACAAGCAGCCACTGTTAATCGATCGTCCGTTATTCGATTCGGTCCGAGTAACCACGCAGACGGTTGGCAGCTCCACTACTAATACCCTCTTTGTGCAAGGTGGGCAAGCACCGTCGATCCTGGTCGACATGGATGCCGCTATCCAGGAAGACAACAACAATGGTGGCGTTGTTGATTCAATCACCATCAGTCGCAACGACTTCTATCGTGCACCTGACTACACCATCAATGCCTCTACTTCAGGCACTGTTATCTCCCTGGTTAGTGGACAGATTGTTTACGTAACGACCACGGGTGTTATCACTGCAACCACCCCGGCCAGTGGCGTTGGTTACTACACCTACACCGGTGCAACGACCTTGACGGGCGTTAATACCGCTCTGCACTACTCAGGTGGTACATCGAGCGGTTTCACGTACAACGGTGTTGCTTACGGCTATCAGCCTGCAGTCACCTTTGTGTTCTACCACACTCGTGGAACGACAGTACCTATTCCTGCGTCAGGTGATTACCGTGTGCTGTTCGCCAAGACAGTCCCTGCCAACAGTGGTACTGTTGACTGTTCAGATCTGATGCCGCAACTGGCAGCTCCTGTGGCACAAGCAGGTAATACCGCTGGCCTTGGCTCCACAGCTCCTCTCCGCAACAAAGGCATTTACCTGGAACGGGGCGACCGTATTTACGTCGGTGTGTTCCCAGACGGTCCTAACATCTCTGGCTACACCCCTGGCGCTCATATCGTTGCTCAAGGCGGCTTCTTCTAATCATGGCCAAAAAGAGTGGAAGCTCTTTTGGTAATTTTACTCAGTCGGCAATCAGTGCTCCCAATGGGATAAAGCCGATTACGACTGAGTTTTCGCGTGGCTCGGTGCCAGATTCTATTTACGCCGCAAACAGGGAATCAGCCTGGTCTCGCTGGCGCCGTGGGTATGAGTTGGCAACTGCTACGTTTTTTGATAACAGCTACGAATATCCTTTCCAATATCAAATTCCTGTTCCCTCTGGTACACCAAGTTCTGTTGCAAATCCTGCTCCAATCATCTCAGGAACATTTGTAGGGTTTCCGACCAAGAACAAAGAGATGGGCATGCATTGGGCTGGCTGGCGTTATGCAGGCTCCATGCGTAGTGATCGTCTTGTTGATCCCATTACCACGAGTGGTCTTTACATTGAATCAGTTACAGAAGATACAGAGAATTGGTATGTAAAGCTTGCAGGAGCCTGGAGTGCAGCCAACCCACTTCCCCCTCCTTTCTATGTTGCGATCCCAGGCGTACCAGGGGGTCTTACCCCGTTAAACAGTGAAATTATCGAAGATCGCGTCATTACTCCTGGTGGTCAAATCATTGACAAAGATACGATTGATCCCACGACACAAAAACGGTACGGCTATGTTCAAGCTGTACTGACAGCTACAAACCCAACAACGGGCATCCTTACTTTACGTAAGGCTGGGTCCGTGCAGGTCACACCTGACCAAGAGTACTTAACGCCGTCTCCCATTAGTTTTACCCCTGGCCGATACATTATTACAGGTGCACGATTCTGTTGTTCTTGTCAGGACTTTACGCACCGTGATTATGCATTCATGCGGGATATTACGAAGAGTATTAAGACGCGTTTCCCAAGAAGTGGCGCATCTTCTGTTAAGCCAGGACGTTTTGAATTAATGAGGAGAGGCGGGGAGATTGACAACAGCGCCATGACACCTGGCAACGTCAATCGTCAGATGGAGGTCTATGCACCTTCTGGTTTCCAGCTTCCATACAATGTTGCCGACAGTGTTGTCGATAATAAAGCAACTAGAGATAATCCCGGCATTTATGCTGATTTTGGCGCCACCTACATCAGAAGTACCGCAAACCCAGGCATTACGGGTGCCAAGGCAGAAGGCTTACCTGGATACAATGATTACTCTGCTGAGCAAGGAGAAATCACCTCATTAACAGACAACTGGGAACCGTTGCTTGATGAAATGCGTTACTGCAAGCATATCTATGCACTTAAGTTTGCGGATAATACGTTTCCGCCAGAGCCTTCTGATTTTCCTGTCGGGAGAGAAAGCATGGCAGCATGGGAGCAACGCCTTGTGGACCAAACCGAGAATGAACAGTTATCTATTCAAGCCTCTTCATTGAATAGGTTTTCGCTATCTCAGATGGATGTCCCTCCCTACAACTGTCAATCCGTGATGATGATGCCAATGATGCAGAAGCTATTCAACGTTCCACCAGAGTTCATTTTGATGCAAGGCTTTACCATGTTTGATAAAGACGGCAGGCCATACAAGCCATAAAAAACGGCCCCATCACTGACAGGACCGTTTCTTTTCCCCCGGCCGTCCCCTAGGCGGCCATTGGCATCATACCAGCTTTTGTAAGTTGTTTGCGTACTGCCGTTACGTTCCAGCGGTAGCTATCCCTGGAGCGGGTCTCCGGGAATGCCGCATAATGAGGGCCAAGCTTCAGGGTGCCGTCATCGCGGAACTTGAAGAGTGTCTTACGGTCAATGCCAAGAAGTTCTTCTAGCTTCTGAGCAGAAACCCAACCAGGATGCGAGGCCATGTAGGCGGTAGTAGCAACTCTCTCACCTTACACAAGATTAGTGCGGCGTCAAGGGTCTTTATTTAAAATTTATCTTTATGCTCAAACCTGTAACAGTGTGGACAACTTAAAATGAATTAACGGCAATTGAAGAGCATGTTTTGCAGCCAGCACGAGCCTCTCGCCCTGCTAGTTGAAATCACTCCAAAACTTGCCAAGAAACGTTTCAGAGAAAGTATATATCAAGCCTGGGATCACAAATGTGGTTATTGCGGCAATACTGCCACAAGCCTTGATCACGTGATCCCACGGTTTAAATCGGGGTGTTCTAACCGACACAACTTGATCCCAGCTTGTTGTCGCTGCAATGCAAACAAAGCTTCATCGCACATGGAAACCTGGTACAAACAACAAGACTTTTTTGAACAAGCAAGGTTAGATGCAATAAAGACCTGGATGCAGCCGGAGAATGTAAACTTAATTGATATGCAAGAATATAAAGCGGCATCATGATTCGTTTTATCGTATCCAGCGGACGTTTAACACCTACTCTTGCGGAGGATGTTTCTTCTGAAGAAAAAGAGGCTGCAGAACTTATTGCTGCACGGTTAAATGCTTTTCAAGGATCAGCAGGAAGCTATAAAACATTGATGGAGGGTATTGATAAAGATCTTCAAAGCAAAGGTGTTGCAACAAAAGAAGTTATTGACGCAGATACCATTGGCACTATTGAATCTTTTTATGAAAAAGCAGCAGGCATAAAACCTTGGGACTCAACCAAGCAGGGCAAGAACCTCGCTGAATTTGACGCAAAGTTTTATGCCGGACTTGTCCCAGATAAAGCTAAAACCTGGAAAGAAGCAAACACGGCAGTTACTTTTGCAGGGCAAAAGATTGCAGACGTTGATATCACCAAGCAATATCCCAGTCTAGATAGTTACCTTCACGCAGACTATAGCTTTGTTGGGTCACCGGCTGGCCTCCCTGGTAAACAACGACAACTTACGGATTACAAGGAGACTCTTCGACCTCCCACCGATAGAGAACGCCAGATTTTACGGGAAACCTTACTGGGTACTTCTGCTGAGCAGCCAACTTCTTTGGTTGAGCTATCCACGCAGGAGTACGTTGACCGCCAAGGGGAGCAAACCTTTGGTGCGCTCTCCGCTGATGTCCTCAAGCAAACCCTGGATCAATACTCAAAAACTCTGAAGCAAGAGCAGATGAGTTCCATGTTCCAAGGAATGGGCATGCCTGATGTGAATGGCTTTAAACAAGACATCAAAAACTCAATTCTCGGTGATCTGGGTGGCGGTGGTTTTACAAGTTTTGGACAAGGTCTTTCCAAGTCTCTTGATAAAAGCCTTGGCATTGGATCCTCAGTTAAATACAACTGGCAGAAGTGGTTTGATGAAACGCTTGCTGAGCGTTATCGCAATATGCAAGAAATTAAGGATCCAAAAGATGCGGCAACAACGTACAAAATTGAACAAGAGTTTGCGAACAAATTCATCAACGATTATTTGAAACCACGTTTTGATACCTCAAAGTCAATTACCGAATTTGTCAGCTACATGGATGTGGCTGAAAATGAACAAAACGTTTTGCAGACTCAGCTTGCATCAAGTGCATTGAAAGATTTTGCCAACAAACAAGCCAATAATTATCTAAGTGACCTTGCAACAAAAACAACAAGTAAAGCGTTTGACCCTAAGTTTTATTTAAATCCTGAATTATTGAGTGGTACAGATGTCACGAGCAAAGCAAATCTATATGCTCAACAGAAAGCAAGTGTTAACGGAGCGTGGGAAAATAGAGCCTCTGCCAATGCCGTAAAAGACGGAAAAACTTGGGCGCAATGGGCTTATGAATACGGATTAGACGTCAATAACAAAGATGATTTTGCAAGACTGCATTACGAATTGGTGGGTAAACCTCAGGGATATGATCCGGTAGCAGACTCTTATACACGAGATGATCTTGCTTCTTACATTCAAAAGGATTTAGCAACCGCATTGCAAAATGAAAAAGCATCGTATAGCAATCCGGTATTCTTGGACTTTGTTTCCGCTGAGACAAAGACACAAGAGCTGGTTGATAAATTAAACCTAAAAGATCTTCCGGAGGAGTACCTGGCACAGTTAAAAGGTGTTGGCCTGGATCCTAATGAAACGCCTGCTGAACAAGTTAAAGCTTATCTTGCTGAATTTTTAAGGACAGAACCTGCTTCTGAAATACGAGAAAAAATTCGTCTACTTAATGAGCAACAAATTAAACCAACACAGGAGGAATTAGGGGCTGGTTACATTCAACGAGATACAGATGAAAAACCAAGAGCCCCTGCCGGCGGTACAGCCCTCTTTAACATTTTTAAAAAAGCCGGATACAACGGAACAGAATCCGAGTTCTATCGTGATTTCTTTCCTGATGCAACAGAAGAAGACAAAAATCTTGGCAAAGTAGACGGTACAGTATCTACCAAAGGAGGGATGCAAGGTTTGTTTGGCTTCTCCATGCCTGACATGTCCGATCCATTTGCCGCTATGTCCTCTATTGGTAGCATGTTTGAAGACAGCAGTGCAAAAAAACCCGAGTTACCTACAAAGAAAAGTTATTTCAGTATCTTTACCGATGAAGAGGATGAAGGTGCGCCCTCATACTTTAAAATAGGAAGTAGCAAGACAACGGCTAGCAAATCTCCGTCTGCTCAAGATTTTCTTGGCAGCTTTGGCTCTTTCTTCGGTCAATAACACATGTCAGATAAATATAAAAAAGCAGCAAAAGCTTCCAAGATTGCAAAGGATTCAATGCCTTGCAATAAGCCGAGACGTGACGTGCAAGGTGGAAAAAAATCTGTTGTGAAGGCGTGCGAAAACGGCCAAGAAAAAATAGTTCGTTTTGGTGATGCCAATATGGAAATTAAACGCGATAATCCAGAACGACGCAAGAATTTTCGTGCTCGCCATAATTGCGACGAGCCCAAGAGTAAACTTACGGCGGGCTACTGGTCCTGCAAGGCTTGGTGATGGAATTAGCAGGTAAGTATAAACAAATTGGTCAGGGGGCGGTTAATCCTTTCCTTAGTAGGCGTGATCTCGTTAACCGCCAACAGTGGACAGAGTCAACCGATTTGTACACAACTGAACCAGCAATACGCCAAGAGTTGAATAAACTACTTGGTTACCTGGAACTTGCTGATCCCGGTTCCCAGCAGGCCTTGCAATTACAAACAAAAATCAACGCATTGCGCGGACAAGCGTTTGATGCCCTAAGCTGAGCCACGTAAGCCATCCTGCTATCCATGGCAAAACCCAAATCCACAGTCATTCAAATTGAATCCAAGCCCAAGAAAACACGTCAAGGTGATGGTAAGCATTCACGTCCTAATCACGGACGCAAGCTTTCTCGTGGTCAAGGCAAGTAAAAGTTATGTATATTAGGAGTACTAATTGTTACTCCTATGTCGGATCTTTCGCATGCGGTTAACTTAATCCGCAAATACGAAGGGTATAGCGAAAAAGCATATCCAGATCCGACGACCGGTGAAGATCCCTATACCATCGGGTTTGGGACTCAGTTCTATCCCGATGGTTCTCCCGTTAAGCGTGGCCAATGCTGCACTCGTGAGAAAGCTTTGGAATACCTCTTCCACGAGATCAATGTCATTGATAACCAGCTTGCCAAACTCAACCTTGGCCTGGACAACAGCATGCGCCAGGCTCTAATCTCATTCATCCATTCGGTAGGCTGGGATCCTTTCTTGTACAGTCACGTCATTGATTGTATCGAAGCAGAGAACTTTTGTGGCGCTACACAGGAAATGGGTCATTGGATTTTTGATGAAGACCACAACGTCATTGGTGGACTTTTGGATCGCCGCCGGGAAGAAATCAATCTGTTTCTCCAGGAAATTGACGCCAATCCCTGGTCCTCTACCGAAATTTTGTTGACTGCGTTCCGCAGTTACAGTGCTGCTCCCCATGAGGTACGTGCAGTTCGACAACTGGAAGAGCGCATTAGCCCTTATCTTTTGTCCGAATTTGCCAATGCATTTCGCATTGACGAAAACAAGTGGGATGAGTTTGTAGATCAGGAACTCGATCTGCTCTTTAATAGCTAGGATTAGAATAATTGCAACGAGCAAATGCAGAGCGGAATGGAGCGTTCAGTTGAGCCACGGGAATTTGAACTCCCCCTGGAACTGCAATTTGCCATGCGTAAGGCGGAACTTCAATCGGCCGAGATGACATGGGAGGAACTACGTTACGCTCTGCTTAGCCTCTACCACCAACGCATGATGGAGTGGCACGCTATCAGAGACATCATGGCGTCCGAAAACATTGAAATCGACTGGGATCATCCAACCGATCTTGAATTGGCCGAACTCGCCGCCGCTTGCATGGACGACGAGTACGACGATGATGAAGATGAGCTTCAGCCCTTCTGAGCTTCATCAAGCTGGATAAGACGCTCCAGATACCACAGCGCTTTTTTCAGTGATTCGGTTCCGCCTTTATGGCGCTCCCGCCAGTTATATTTCATCACGTTACCCTTGCAGTAACCACGAAATTCTTCCAGCGTTAAGCCGGCTTCAATCGCTTCAATGCATTCAATCTCGCCTTCCGTGTAATGCGGAGGGTGATTCACTACATCTGGAAGAAGGACAGGAGATCCTTCCTTGACTGCCCAGGGTACCGGGCAAACACCGTCCTTACATTCCATCACGGGCTGGTTCTCTGGTACAGAATCGACTTTTATCGGATCAAACCACGACGTTTTGCCGACAGCATCTGCTCCTCCTCGTCCGGCTCCTCCAGCTCCAGTACCAGAGCCTTCGGCTTCGGAGAGGCTCCCAATGCCAAGCCCTGCTCCATCGAAGGGATATAGCCCGTCATTCCAGGACGTGCCCCCTCGAGATTCAACGGATTCCTTTCTAGACCCTGTTCGCATGCAACTAAACCGCGATTATACATATCGTACAGCGGAACGTCGCTCTCTGTGTTGTCCAGAGGTGCGCCAAATGTTTCCTCATCAAGACAACGACACTTGACTTCATCCTGCACAAATGCGTCAAGGAAGCTTGCGGCGGAATTCATCACGGGATTAATTGATTCACTGCTTCTACAATAATAGGATGGCAAACATCTTTAAATCTACTTACGATTCTGGAAAGGACTCTGGTACGTCAGGAGCCGAAGCGTCTGATTTAAATCCGGGATCAGATTACAATATTGACCTTCGATACGGAGATGCTGATGAAGATATATATAAAAGAAGAGCAGATGCGCCCACATTAACCCCTGGTTCCTGGCCAGAGCGTCCTTCGTATACAAATGAAGGAGATGCTATTAATCAAAAAAGAGCGGAAAAATTTATCAAATCAGCAAAAGCTGCAGGTCGCTTTCAAGTCGCAAGCTCATTAAGAGAATACACAAATAAAGGAAAAACCCCAAGAAATCCTGGTTACATGAATGTCTCTACTTTTGGCCCAGCTTATGGCGCCGTAGAAACACCTTCTATGGGCACATCCGGCGGCAAGAGCGGATCAACTGGTTATGCCGACAAACCAAAACCATTTGCCGGCAAATCTTACTCTTGGAGAGATGGGTTTTCCTAATTAGACCTGAGAAAAGACCACGTTGTTAGGCTGGTCTTGATACTTGCCTTTCCGGTCTTGGTACGTGGTATGACAAGGGTTGCCACGGTAGAACAACAATTGCGTGATCCCTTCATTTGCGTAAATACGATTGAAGAGTCCTGTGCAGTTACTGATCTCAAGCGTTAGGTAACCCTCCCATCCACTTTCGGCAGGCGTGATATTAACCAAGATACCTGAACGTGCATAGGTAGATTTACCTACGGCAACAACAGTGACATCCCTGGGAAGTTTCAGACGTTCTTGCGCAACACCAAGACAGTATCCGTACGGAGGCAACAAAAAGTATTGACCTCTTTCATCCTCCAGGAGATCAGCGGGCTTCAAGATATCAGGATCAAAGTTTTTTGGATCGCAATCACCAGCTTGAACTTTGCCAAAAATCAAGCACTGCTTGGGAGAAAGGCGGATGTCATATCCGTATGAGCTAAGGCCATAGCTTAGGAGCTTGCGGCCATCTTCCTTGTTGATCAAGTGATCAACGAAAGGAGCAATCATCTCCTCTTCTTCAGCAAGTTTTTTGATTTCCCAGTCGGCCAGGACGCTCATAGATCCTTGTAATCGTCCTTCAGTATACAGAGATCAGATGAGAATATGCCCACGATCTTCGTAGATACTTCTAAACCGTTCGGTAGCATCATCTGTTAAATCGGTGGGAGGTAGGTAGACAACAAATGAAGTGCACGTTTGGCGGCGCGAAAATTTCTTTCCGTCATACTCCTGCAACACTGGTCGTGTACGCAAGATGCACATCGGAAAGCTAAAGATTTTAGGTTCGTAACGAATCATGTCAGGGCAGTTGCTGAAATACAGCCCCTGCTCTATCTCACCAGAGATCCAGGCATGGTACATCCGTCGAAACCATACGGCATGGGACGATGTCAGCGATACAGCAGAAGCCCTTGTTTTTTTCCAGCGTCCATTCTTCTTATCCCAGAAGTACATACCCGCAGGTGGAAACAAGTAAGCCTTGCCGTACCACTGTTGGGCATTCAGTCCATCATCCGCTGGTGTGTAAAAGTTTTCGGCGCCGACATACTCATTGGCAACCTTGGAACTGGCAACATCTAATGTGATGCCACCCATCAGTTCGTTTGCAGCGATGATTAGATCTGAACTTGTGATCAGCTCAATGCCTTCTCGTCGGTTCGACGTACGTTGAAGCCCTTCGTTACTCATTGCTCCGACACTTTGTTATAGTCCACCTCACAGTACCGAATACCGGCGCCATCGTTAATCAGATATCCAGCTTTTTCCTGTGGGTCAATCTTTTGAGCAGCAGATAAAATACGCCTAAAAGTCTCAGCAAGATCACCGTTGTTATTGCGCTCTTCCTCTTCCTGAGCCGCATGCAGTTCTTTGAGTGTCAAGAAGAACATCGTGCGTTCAGCCGTAGGTTGAAAACACATCACGCCAGGGCCTTCTGCTTCCCACATCTTGACGTAATACTCACCCATATCACCAAGCATCAACTTGACTGTTGCATCGAGCATCCTGGCTTTTGTTTCGTCCATCTCTGGACCAATCACAGAAGCAATTAATTTTTCACGTCGGTTCATTTTTGCAACAATCCTTGTCGGTTTAAAGATTCTAAAAGCTTTGGCGTTGGTTGGTACATGACAACTAGCTTGCCAAGTACGCCGCGTTTCTTGACAAGCTTGCCAAGGTCATCTCTTACCTTATCAAATTCTCCAGATCGGATCAGATATTCCGCAACACAGCGGAGTCTCCTCTTAAGAGGCAATTCAGCCTGCGGGAATTTGCCACAGATTGTATCCGGCTGCAGATCACAAAAAGCAAGACGCAACCTGTTGGCAAGTGTCATACCGGAATTAGCGTCTTCTTCTTCATAATTTTTTAAGTTTTCCAGGTAACGGCGTAAGCACCCGTCATCAAAAGAACCACTGGGCGGCAAGAACATCTCCACTTGCCTGACCAAGGATTCCGGAAGCAGTTCCCCGTGGTTCTCTACGGTCACTGCATCAAGATCAATACCATTAAAACGGTGCGCCATTCTCAGTAGGATCCCACGTTTTTTGGTACATTGGTTTGCGATCTTGACGTTGAGGGTTAAGATCAACCGTCAAAACCTCCGGGTTTTTGGAAAAAGATTGAATCAGTTGGTTCCAAGGGATCCGTAGGACTGCCTTCTTTTTTGGATCAGGGGAAACGTTGACATAATGAATGCCTTCGACCCAACCTTTTCCTGGTTGTTTTCTGCCAATGGACATCCAGTTACGGATGGTTTGATCTGATACACCAAGTCGCCTACCGCATTCTTCTGTCGAGATATACTCATCGGCAAAAGCCTGGGGACTCAAGACGTCTGTCTCCCCGTTGGAATAACGAGAGTGCCACATAGAACCAAGGATATTTCTGATTCCTTTTAGTTCATGCGCAATATCTTCCAAACTTTTACGAAGTCCGTACTGCATACCTACACACGCTTTGTTTAGATGCTAACCTGTGAGAAAACAATTTGCGACCATGGAAGAACAAATTCCCGCTAGTCAACCACCGATGCCAATGCCTCCGCAGATGGAGAACCAAATTACGCCTGAACAATTGGCTGAATTGAAGGCTCGTGCCAGGGAACTTGCCATTCAACAAACCATTGCTCAGCAAGCTGCCCTTCAACAACAGCAACCGCCTCAACCGCCGCAAGTTATTTACTTACGCCGTAACTTGACCGTTGCTGAAGTCCTTTTGGTATTACTGCTTTCCTGTGGAATTGTAACAGGAATTCAGTGGACCTGGAACACATTATCCAATATTTTGCCCCGTGTTGAGATTAAGGTGCGCTAAATAAGCAGACCTATAATTGATACAAAGGATTGCGTAGTACAGTAGGTGGCAAACCGTAGGATTTCAGAATTTCCCGCAATTAGCGGGATCGATATTGACGAGCAGGATCTACTTACTCTAGTCCACGTTTTTGAGGTGGATCCGACACTGCGCAACAAAAAAATTACCTTTACGCAGTTTCGTTCATACCTTGATCAGTACTACGCAAATATCAGCGGTGAAACCATCAGTGGCAACATTGATATCGCTGGTAACTTATCGGTTTCAGGCAGCAGCACATTCAATACCGTAACGGCGTCTGGTACAGGAACGTTCAGTGCCATCATTGTTCAAAATAATGCAACAGTCAGCGGCACCATCAGTGGAGTTACCATTACAGGCACTGCCCTCCAGGGGACAACCCTTAATGCAGGTACCGTAACAACAACGACTGCAACCGGTACGACAGCACTGTTCACCAGTGGTCGTTATCAAACTTTGTCCGGCGCAACGATCACTGGAGATAATTTATCGGCCACCAGTGGTGTTTTTACGGCGCTAAGCGGTACAACAATTACTGGAACAACGGTTGCCGCAACGACGGGCACATTCCAAACTCTTAGTACTCCCGTTCTTAACGTCAGTGGTAACCTCTCCGTTGCAAGCGGATTGACCGTCACTGGTACAGCTCAGTTTGCAAACGGCGTCCAAGCCACCGGGACGCTTTCTGGAACAACCATCACCGGAACTACAGCTCAATTTACGACCGTTACTGGCGTATCTGGAGTCTACACAACACTGCTTTCAGGCGCCACCATTACAGGTGACACGGCACGTTTTGCGAATGTCACCGGTGTATCCGGTACTTTTACGACCAGGGTTTCTGGTGCAACCGTAACAGGAAATACGGGATCCTTTGGCAACGTCAGCGGCATCTCGGGTGTTTTTACCCAGGTGTTGTCAGGGGCTTTTATTACTGGTGATATCGGAAACTACACAACACTTACAGGTGTTTCTGGGACATTCACCAATGTTTCCGGTGCAACTATTACTGGCACCAACGTCAACGCAACAATAATTTCCGGTGTATCTGGTGTCTTTAATAGTCGTGTTTCAGGCATGACTATTACAGGTGCTTCGGGTTTATTTTCAATTGTCAATGGTATCTCTGGTACGTTCAGCAGCTACCTCAGTGGAAGTGCAGTCACCGGAGACAGCGCAAACTTCACAACAGTCACTGGCGCCACGGGTACCTTTACAACAATTGTTTCTGGCCTAACCGTTACCGGCAACACGGGTGCTTTTACAAATCTGACCGGTATTGCAGGTATCTTCACCACAAGTGTTTCCGGTGCCACGATCACTGGCAATACCGTCCAGGGGACATCAGGTGTTTTTGTTAATCTCAGGGGCACGACCATTACTGGAACGACGGTCAATGCTACGACTGGTGTCTTTAACACCCTTCAAGCAACCAACTTATCGTTTACAAACACCACCGTATCCGGCGACCTAAACGTTCTTGGCTCCGGATTTTTTGCATCTGGTGTACAAATTACAGGAACACTTAGTGGCACAACCATTACCGGAACAACAATTCAAGCAACAACTGGAACCTTTGTTTCGTTAACGGGCACAACAACAACTGGTATTACCGCTACGTTTACGACCGGTTCTTTTACTTCGCTTACCGGTACCACAACTACTGGCGTCACGGCAACGTTCACCTCCGGTGTATTTACCTCTTGCATATCAGGAGCTACGGTCACTGGCACTACTGGAGCATTTACTTCAATTACCGGTAGCACGCTTGCAGTCACAACCCCCTCTGGCGCAACACCTGCCATTGTGTGTTCTGGTGTTATTTCCGGTGGTGCTGCAAACGGCTTAATTATCCAAGGACCATTGGTTATTCTTCCTTAATTCTTTCAGTTAAAATAGACAAAAAGAGACAACAAAATGGCGTACGGCACTATCAAGATTGATACAATCACCTTTACTGATGGTGGTATTGATAAGAGCGTTGCAGTTTCTGGTTTAGTTCAGAATCCTACTTTTACAGGAAGCGTTACCGTAACCGGAACTATCTCTGGTAATACCGTACAAGGTCAAACAATTTCAGGTGTTACAATCACTGGAACAACTGCTCAATTTACCAGTGGAACCTTTACTTCATTAACAGGGGTTACTGTCACTGGTACCACTGCAGACTTTACTAGTGGTAATTTTACCAATATCAGTGGCGGCACTCATACCATTACATCGGGTGTATTTGCGTTAGGTACTGCAGCAAGCCCATCAATTAGTTTTGTTTCTGACCTCAACACCGGCATTTACTCCCCCGGCGCAGACCAAGTAGCCATCTCGACTAATGGCACTGGGCGGTTGTTTGTTGCAAGTGATGGGAAGGTCGGCATCAGCACTGCGAGTCCAGATAATTTATTACATGTGCGAGCAGGAGATGTAACTGAAGCATGGGCAGCTAATAGTGCAGATGCTTTCAAGATTGAAGGCAGCGTTCATGGCATCAACCTCACCACAAGTACAACTGGCTTTGTTGCGTTTTCAGATGCAAACGCTCGTGCTCAAGGTCTCATCGAGTATCTGCATGCTTCCGATTCAATGCAGTTTAGAACTGCTGGTTCCGAACGCGCCCGCATTGACAGCTCCGGCAGGTTGTTGGTTGGCACGTCTTCTAGCCTTAGCGCCGGCAACTGGTCAGACTCGCTGATTCAGGTCCGTGGCAACAGCTCGGGATCAACATTTGAAGGAAAGCTAGCCCTATTCACAGGCAGAACCATTGCTGCCGGAATTGGAGCAGGAGAAAGCCTTGGCCGCGTTGCCTTTGGTAATGGCGAAGGCGGTGAAGCCGCGTGGATTACAGCACAAGCTGATGCTGGTTGGTCTGCATCTGACTACCCGGGCAGGCTTGTCTTCTCGACCACCGCCGATGGAGCGAGCAGCCCGACGGAGCGAGTTCGAATCACATCTGCAGGCAACGTCGGCATCGGCACCACGAGTCCTTACTCTCCCCTAACTGTCAGAGGACTAGGTAATAACATTACGCTTGACCTTAATAGCACCACTGCAAACGATTATTCCGCAATCGTTTGGAACGGATCCACCGTTGATGTAACCGCGAACTCTACTTGTGAAATTAGGGGCTATCGGGTGGCTTCAGCCGCTGGTGAGCTTGGATTCCATACAAGAACAGCAGGTGGAATTAGCCAAGAACGCGCCCGCATCGACAGCTCCGGCAGATTGTTGGTGGGGACGTCTACGAGCGTTGGCGCATCAGGGCTTTCTACGCCACAAGTTCAGTTTTCGCAGAATGGAGCAAGCTCGGAATCAATTACAAGTTTAACTACTTGGTGCGGAACTTCGACGGGATTTGCTTCCCAGCTTCATTTTAGGCGTTCTTATAGCGACACACTAGGCACGCATACAGTTGTTGTTGATGGTGCAAGGCTTGGCACTATTCGCTTTACAGGGTCTGATGGTACTGATTTCAAGCAAGCAGCAACAATCTTTGCTGAGGTAGACGGCACCCCCGGCACTAACGACATGCCGGGCAGGCTTGTCTTCTCGACCACCGCCGATGGAGCGAGCAGCCCGACGGAGCGAGTTCGCATCACCAATGATGGTGTTCATGCTTACAACCAAGGCGCCCCTGCTGCCGTCAACGCCACTGCAACGCTGACTGTTGCCAACCTCAAAACCGGCATTATCACCAGCACGTCAGCCGCAGCAACCGACATGACGCTGCCTACTGGAACCGATACAGAAGCTGGATTCAGTGGCATCTACACGAACATGACGTTTGAATGGAGCGTCATCAACACAGGCCCCAGCTTGGTGCGTGTGTTGGCTGGCACTGCTCACACCATCGTGGGTTCTGGCTCGGTTGCCACCGGCACATCCGGTCGCTTCGCCTCACGGCGCACGGCTGCGAATACGTTTGTGACCTATCGCTTGAGCTAGTAGTCCTACTCACTGATCACCCCTGGTAAAATAAAAAGAAAACATTGTTGATTATGGCTAATACTGTTTGGGATATTGCCAACCTCGAACGTCATCTTCCTGATGGTGACACCTGTCCTGATGGCGCTGTATATACCGTCCATTGGACTGCATCCCTGGAAGAAGATGGTGAAACTGCCGGTTGTTACGGCAGCGTTGGCCTTGGTGAACCCGACCCTGATAACTTCACTCCTTTCGGTGAACTCACCAAAGAAGAAGTAGTAAATTGGACTCTGGCAGCACTTGGTGTTGATCAAGTTGTTTCGATTGAAGAAGCACTGCACAACCAGATCCAAACCAAACTGCACCCAACTTCTGAATCTGGCGTTCCTTGGTGATTTTTGTTATACTTTTTGAAGTTATTGCTTCATTATGGCTTGCACTAAAGCTGAGTTGATTTCCGCTATCAATTCATTTGGAGCTGCACGTGCTACTGGTGACGGCAACCTTGTTGCTTTCGCTGGTAACCTTATCGGTCAATTGATTGAAACCCTTGAGTTTGCTCCAGAAGAAACCGGAGAACCGACCGAAGAAATTGCTGAGTGAAAAATAGACTTGACCTAGAGTTGTACTAACGCCCTAGGTCGATATGTCTATTAAACTCGTTGATGCGGCTGAGTTTTTTAACGAAGAACCGCATCAAATTGAAGCATGGGATTGGCTCCAGGGAACTCTTGCACCAGAGACCCTGGACACTTTTGCGTCTAAGTACAGAACTAAGCCTGCACCTAAGCCTTCTTTAGAAGCAGGCAACACTTGGGACGGTGTTTACGCTGCAGCAAAACAAGCTGGCGCTAAATTTCCGGAATGTGTTAGTGCGCAGTGGGCACTTGAATCGGGCTGGGGTAAACACACATCTGGTAAAAATAACTACTTTGGATTAAAAGGATCTGGCTCTACGGTCAGTACTCAAGAATTCATCAACGGAAAATGGATCACAATCAAAGCCGGGTTCCTTGATTTTCCTGATTTGGAAACCTGTGTTGTATACCTTGTAGATCGCTGGTACAAAGATTTTGGCCGATTCAAAGGTGTTAACCGTGCGCAGTCACGGAACGAATGTGCGCAGCTTTTAATCGAGGAAGGGTACGCAACTGATCCTGAATATGCGACTAAGTTGATCCAGATCCTTGACCGTCAACTACAAAACAGCGGCACCAAGCAAGATCCTGCTGATCCACACAGCAATAACTTCAATCCCTGGAGCCCTTTCAACTACAAAATCACGCCTAACATCACGTATGGAGAGTTGACTCTCAACCAGGAAAAGCGCCGTTTTACTAAACAATATCAATGTGACACAGCAAAAGAACTCTGTTTATTCCTGGAAAAGGTCCGTAAACAATTTGGCAACAAACCTTTGATCATCACCAGTGGTTCTCGTCCAGAGCCCATCAATACACAAGTGGGTGGTGCTAAGAACAGCGAGCACACTTACGATGCTCCGTCTAAAGGTGCCGTTGATTTTTACATCGAAGGCGCAGGTATCTATGCTGTGCAAGAATGGTGTGACAGAAACTGGGCGTACTCATTAGGATATGGAGCACCAAAAGGATTTTGCCACCTTGGAATTCGACCAGGCCGCCCAAAAGTCAGATGGGATTATTGATATGAAAAAACATAAGGAGAAGCCAACGCGCATCAATATGTGCTGGCAGATTGGCGACGAAAAGAAATGCGCGACCCTACCAAGGGAACACGCATATGAAACAAGGGATTGGGTAGAAGAACAGGGAGGCGTCGTATTTTGGACGCAGGTATTACCTGATTGATCAGCGCTGCTTAGCGCGACCAATGACAAGACCTGCAATCTCAATTAATTTGTAGAGCTTGCCGACAAGCTTGTCATCGGAAGGTGTTGGGGTCAGAGCACAAATTGCGGAAGCTGCTGCATGGATAGCAAGAGCAACTTCAAGATACTGGTTAAGGTGAGCCATGGTTATATTCCATTTCTTTTATTCTAGATACCCTATTACCGGTCAAATAAATTGTCTTCTTGTGCTGCGAAAAAATCATCCCAATCACGTTGAGTTGCCTCAGTGATTCTGGGATTGTTTTGCAAATCTTTAGATTCTTTTTCGTTTTGCTTTTCTTCAGACATCGTAAATACGGCAGTCAGGAGCGCTTGGATTACTAACACAATACTGTGCCCAAGCTAGTGCAGGCGAATGTTTTGCTACAGGTTTTTTAAACAGGTTTAACAAAAATTTAATCATGGTCTGTTCGTTAAAGGAACAAAGAGTTCAGGGAATCGATCAGTGTCTTGATGTTCCCTCTCCCATGCATTCTGCCATTCTGACAAGGAATGATCATGTACTGTGTTGTAATACGCATCATCGCCTACCTCAAGAATAATTTTATAGTTGTCGTAGTCTGCAGCAGGGATACGCTCGCCGATCAGCCAAGTAATACCTGGATTCACGGTCACCGTCACGCCTGCTGCAATCTCACAGCTTGTTTCAGAAAAAGCATTGGCGCTAATAACAGTATCAACAAGGATAGGTCCAACAATTTCGGCGGCGTCAATTTCAGTTTCTTGTAAGCAAACACTACCATCAACATCTTCCAGCTCAAAGAACGCTTCATCCGTTGGAAACTCAATGACAACACCAAGCTCGTATGCAAGGGGTTCATTGCGCGTTGATGAAACACAGATGAGATAGCTACCTGTTTCCAGGGGGAAGTAGCGGTCATCACCACGATCAAGACGTAAACGATCAAAGGTGTTATAAAGATCCGACTGGACACTCATCACCGTATCTAAATACGGGATATAACGCGTTCCGTTGGTTGACGATTGAACAGAATCTGCATCAAATATAGGATCTCCCTGGATTGGAGTCTTATTGAGATCGTATGCGGAAACTTGAATGTACTTGGGGCGCGGCGGTCCTTTTGTCAAGATAATCCAAGCTGGCTCAGTCAAATTGACTTGGAACCAGTGGTTGTAAGTACCGCCGCCAATACCACCGTTAGAGATTTGCCTGGTATCCGCACGTCCAATTGGTTTGTATTGAGCACCAAGCGTACCCTTCAAATAGCGCAGCGTAGTCTGGCTAAACGTACCAAGTAGTAATGGATCGTTTTGGGTGCGTTGTGACTGACTAAGTGCACTCCTCGACATATGGTTCGTAACACATGGCCTTATCTTCATCATAATCCGGGGTATTTTTGTTTACTAACGGATGTTGAATTGTGCTTTTGTATTGCTTTTCTATGATTTGCTCTGGTTCCTCACGCATTTGATTCCGTGCTGCATACATCAGTTTTTCAGGGTTGAACTCATAATCAAACGGATGAATGACCTCCGGTGGAAACGTGCGGTTCCAACTTGAGACCATATGGAGAGGGTTGAGACACGCCTTGTTTTTGCACAGACGAGTCACAAACATCTTGCCGACATCTCCCCAGGTGCATTGGTAAATCACCTTGTGGGCTGAGATGTTATCCGAAAGGCGTTTGTCGCCTATGGAACGATACGAAGGAAAGCGAATGCGAGCGTTGACCAAAGATGGGGCTTCCCAGCAGTCTTCAAAGTGACCAACTGAGATCTGCTTCCAGATCATCAGAAGACGTGTCTTGTACGCTGCATGGACGTAATTCAAGTCAAAAGCGCAGTTGTTGCTTTGGATCTTGCGCACGCAGTCATAGCACCAATGCTGGCTGGTATCACGTATCCGATGACCATAGGCACATGGGAAACCCACGTAATAACCATGTGCTTCCAGTTGTTGGGGAGAAAGCTGTTCAATGTTGGGTACATGGCGAAAACCGGAGCGTGATTTAGCAATGTCCAACATGCGATTCAAGTTATTAGCCATGTTATTCCTCAATTTTGATGCCCTGTTCCCGCTCAAGTTGCCTGACGGAGACGCCGTCTTTGGCGAGATGGCTGTACACAAGTTGTCCTTCTGCGTTTCGTACGCGCCTTCGCCACTTAGGTGCAGGTTTGGGCTTGCGTTGAAACAAGGTCAACTCAAGGCGGTTGTCACGGGTGGGGTTGTCAGCACCGTGCATCACGTCAGCAGTACCAGGGTCTTCACCTGTGCGTAGGTAGTAGACGATCCGATGCGCTGTGTAGCGGGTGCCCGCCAGGAAGACGTAGTAGTAACGACCGTCTGCCCGTTGGGTACCAGCCATCTCTCCGGGCTTGTGGTAGCGCCCTTCTGAGCGCCACACCAGACCTGACGGGTATTCATTTGAGAGGTCCACCTGCTCTTGCAACCACCAGAGCGGCAGCATTTTCTGGTAAGTACGGGCCACCAATACCAGGGATAGGGTGTTGTCACAGCATAGCAGGTGTTGTCACGCAAAGCAGGGCGGAAAAGGGGTAAAAATAGGTGTTGCAAGCACTCTATTTTTCTTATATAAGGTTTTACGACAACTTGCAGAAAGTGTCGCATTAGCCCTGTTGCATCACGTATCCATTGTCTCATCCTTTTCTTACTTTGAGAAACTACGACACTTTTGTAAAACTGTCGTATTGCTTATATAGGGTTATAGATCCGCCTTGTCACACCAATTTTTGCGCCCATAAGGATGGTTGCATCACCAGAGTCCTACCCTCCCTTCTTTCCTTGTCGCATCCATCTTGTTTTAGACGCACTCTTGACACCTTTTCAGGCCATAAAAAAGCCCCCACTGACGTGGAGGCCTGGGGCTTGTGACAATCTCATCAATTGCGCAAACTGGCTAATTCTCGTTTGGGACTCTTGCGACGCTTTGCTTTTCGCTTCGGTTGCTCACTGATCTCATTTGAGACCGAGTGATCAACTTGATTCATGACGTCCTCGAAGATGCCGCCAAACTGAGACGCAACCGTATCCCATGAGAATTGAGGATCTGTTACCCGCTGGTAGCAGGCCTCACCCACTCGATCCCGACGTTTTGTGTCGTAGTACAAAATGTCTAGAAGTTCAGTGAGGTGCTCAGAGGACGGGCATGGCATCTCACGTGCGTAGTTAGTATCCACATCGATGTGGTCGCAACGGATCAGCTCGCCACATCCCTCAAAGATCTCCTTGCATGACGTATGGTCAGGCACCACTTGCGCCACACCACAGGCTGCGTGTTCAAAGTTGACAAGGCCCCAGCCCTCGCCCTTACAGGTGTTGACGCCCACATCGACAGCGTTATAGATGGTGTTCAGCATGTCCACCGATACGTTCGGCGGCCCTTCCGTCTGCGTAGTCATGATGATGCGTCCGTTCGGATCCAGCCCCACCCGTGACATTTCTCGTGCAAAGACACCCATCACATCCCAGCCCTGGTCCTTAAGCCCCATATGTAGATACAGTTGCGCTTCCGGCTTATCGACTGCAAAGCGAGCAAAGCCCTGGATCGTGATGTCAATTCGTTTGCGGAACTGGTTCCTGTTCCCGTTGAAAACAATGAATAAGTCTTCTTTAAGTCCCAGCTTGCGACGGCACTCCTTCTTATCCAGTGGATAGAACTGCCCTGGTGTTACGCCATGGGGAATGACGGCAATGGGCTTGCGGATCCCGCCGGCCACAAATTCGTGCGCACCAAATTCTGTGTACGAAATGATGGCATCCCAATCGTTGGCGGTATCAGCGAGGCAACCAATCCACCCATACGAATCCATGGGGGCATAACCCACGAACTTGAATTTGCCCTGCTTATGTAGGTCTTCAATCTGCCGGTATTGTTCATTGATGATCCACATGTCATTGATGGTGAACACAATGTCAGGTTGTTCACGTTCAACGATCTCGCGAATGCGTTGCTCACCGAAGGGTGCGGTTTGGAATCGATTGGATGACGGATAAATCTTGAAGTCTTTCTGTTGCTCGCACGGATCCCCCCACCAGTTATGACCAAGGACTACAATTTCAAAATCATCCTTAAGGCGATAGATGACGTTTTCAGTGACACGAGCAAAGCCGGTCATTGCAACAATGTCACCACACCACAATACTTTTGTTTTTTTTGTCAAGGCAATCAAGAGTAACTTGATTTACTATACCGAAAATTAAAAGAACGTAGACTAGAAAAAAACTATATTATGAATCAAGCTGCGCTTGCCGGGAAGTTTCTACAGTTACAACAAAATGATTTATTCCAAGAAGCTGTAGAAGGAACGCTACTTGGCGGAACAGCAGGCCTTACCCAACTTGGTACTGACACGCCGCCAGCTCAGGTTGCGATTCAAACCTTGGCGGGAATTGCTGGCGGTGTAGGCATTGGCTTATTAGGAAAATCTATTGGAGCACGTATAGGTAAAGCAATTAATCCTAACGCTTTAAAAAATCAAGAAGGCGTCTTAGCAACCATAGGCCGAACAACAGGACAAAAAACTTTAGCCAAAGGCGCAGCCGAACAAGCTCGCTATGCAAAAGGACAGCTTAAACAAGAGATAAAAGAGCAGACTTCCGCTCAACTTTTAAACGAAGCTTTACAAAATCCACAAGCATTTGCTGGTAAATATGGAGTTAATCCTGAAACTTTTAAAAAATATCATACGGCTGTAGGAGCGGCTAGCCAAGCACGTGCCGGGCTGGAGACATTGGAAAATCTTTCTCCAGAACAACGCAAGCAACTAGGCGCTGCTGCTCAACAAGTAATGGAACAAGGGTTTAATCAAGTTGAGCATTTAATTAATACTCAAGCTGCAGCGCATTTAGATAACAATCTTATGAAAATGGCAATGCTCAATAAGAGCAAAACCGTCCCCGGAACGGATATAAACATTGGATCTGCGTTTGAAGCTCTTCTAAAAGATGCAAAACCAATTACTGGGGAACACTTGGGACGCGCAGCGGGCCGTTTTATTGGTGATGAAGTAGGCGTTGCTCTTGGGATGGGTCTTGGCGGCGCGCTATCAGGAGCACTTGGTATCAAATCAGAAAAGGATAAAAAGATTGAAGAGCTAGAACGCCAGCTAGGTCGGAGTTACTGACCGTTCTAACTCTTTCTGCTCTACAGTACCAGCTTTTAACTTTTCCGATAAAAATCTTGCGGCCTTGTGTGTCTGTGTAGTATCACCACAAGTGTAGAGATCGATTGCGCAATAACCAATTTCTGGCCACGTATGGATAGAGGCATGCGATTCCGCTAGCAAAGCAAGTAGCGTTACCCCTTGCGGCTGGAATTTTTCCCCAAAGATCCGAAGGATGGTAGCTTTTGCCATCACAAGAGAAGCCTCAAGCAATCGTTGAAGCTCCTCATAGTCATCAAGGATCTGCTTATCGCAGTCGTACAGATCCAAAATAAGGTGACGGCCGTTGCTCACAGCGCTTCTACAGGTTCTTCCATTCTCTCATGGTTATCCATGGTTGGGTCAACCCCGTACATAGGGGCGTACTTTTCAGGATTAGCGGCCACTTCTACCACCGATGGGTAGTTCTCATATTTGGATGGGTTGGACTCCCTGATTGCCACATTAAAGATCTGTAAACCCTTGGTGGTCTTCTTGGAGAAGACGTTGATCTTAAGCTGGTGCTTACAGATGTCAAAGAAGAGCACTTCAAAGCGACCACGACCAACGGAACCAATGTTGGTACCACGGCAGAACTCAGCGTAGCTGGGATACAACCATTGATTCCAGTTGTTGTAGTAGTTGTTGGTTCCTTGTGCAGCTTTACAAATACCAAGGACTGACCGTACACCTGGATCAAAGACCAGATGCTTGTCCATCCAATCGAGCACAGGGTTGGAACGCAGGCTTTGCTCCTTCTCATACCGCTGGAAGAAATCAACATGCTTAGCGGTTTCCATCAGGTAGGAACGCATGTCTTCTTCCGACATGTCCAGGAGCCAGTTCACAAGCCCTGGCAGCAAAGGAGAAAAAATTCCCTGCGGATTCCCCTTGGCATCGAACTTAATCAGTTCTTTTTGTTCGTGTTGTGCGCCCGTAAACGGACGATCGAATGGAATAGTGAGACGACGACGAGCAAGACCAGAGGTGTAGTCAGTGGACTGGATGGCTTCATTAGCAGTAATGATGACCATTCCGTGGTACTGAAAAGGATCTAACGTCTCCCCCTGGTACTTACGCTCAGAACGAATCCAGTCACCACCCGTGATTGCTTTCAGTTTGGATACGGAACCACCCCAACGATCAGCATCCTGGAACAGCAGGAGCTTTTTACCCATGTAAGCCGCTGCTTCAAAGCGGTTCTTCTCCATGTTCTCAAAGTCCGTGGAGTAGGTATTGCTCTTGCCAACCAGTGCTACTGCCAAGTTTGCGTAGGTTGATTTACCTGACTTACCAGGACCCACAATCTCAACAAACTTCTGAATCTCGTAGCAACCAAGTAGTGTTGCCCGCAGCCATGCCCTAAGTACCTGGGTGCGATTCCAAGAATTGTGTTGAGTGTGCTTCAACCATTTAATGATGTCTTCACAAGTAGCCGATGCGTCGTACTCATACGGCATTTGTTGCGTCATGTAAAAATCACGACGGAAAGCATGCAGCTCTCTGGTGGCTACTTCTAATACACCGTTGGTGAAAAGCAGGTATTCAGCACCGTCATACCACTCATCAAACGGAATCATGGACTGGAGCTGTTTGTAGATGTCCTCTAGCAGGTTTTGCGTGAAACCATTGGGCAACCAATCAGTAGTGGAAAGGTACTGCATTTTTGTCCGGATGGAGCCCATCATCTCCACCCTGGTCATACGCTCCCATAATCCTTTACGCTTGTCGTATAAAAAGAATTGATTATGAGGTTGACTGAACCGGAGATCTCCATTGAACATGGCGAAGACCTGATCCGCGATGACGCTCGATGGCAATCTCTTCGGCTTTTCATTTTTTGAGTCTTCTTTCTTGTTGGAGTTCCATGACACCGGAGTCGTTGTCGATTGAACGCTACGTGCAGAAGGATCTACCAATTCAACAAGTGCTTCCATGTGGTCTGCAATGTCCTGTTCAAGTTGAGGAAGAATTTCAGATACAGCGGTTATTGTCTCATCATCAACACTCTGAACACGGTGATCCTCAGACTGAACCCACCCATACTCCTTTGCAGCATGAATTAGAGAACCAATCCCACGACCACCATTCCGGCTAAAGGAAAGCCAACGCTTATGGCATTCACCCTCTTTGTACTTATCGGATTGTTTGGACCATTCATCCCATACGTCCAACAGCGATTCATCCAACGAATGAAGCGTCTGACCGACCATGATCCAGATGTCGTAGTCATCAGTAGCCTCTGGAGGCATGCCCCAAGTTGCTTCCGTAGCAAGCTTGATGTCTCGATCAAGACCAACAACGGATTGGATAGCAAACGTTGGACCAATGACCCGTGATGTTTCCTGGGATGGCTTCCCTAACTTGGCGTTTTTGGTGATGATGCCATTCAGGATCCATTCCGGCAGTTCAGGCAGATCACTGGCCCACTCAAAACCAAGGTTTTCTCCTGTGTAATACCCATCCGTTTGTGGATGCACACCCATCAGCACACCTTGGTGCCGCTTCCACAAGATCTCAAGTTTTTCTTTATCTTCCTCTGCGTGCCAGACGTATTTGTTGCGGAGGAAGTGCTTGTGTTTCTCCCGATCTAGTTTGTAGAGCTTGCGTTCGCGGCCAATTTTACCGCTGAAGATGGTAAGGGTGGCAGGCAGCGCATCCTGGAGGGGGAGTCCACTGATCTGTTCGACAAGGGAGTATACGCTTGGGCCATCCACATCCACCCATACAAGGCCAAAGGGATGGTTGTAGACAGGACCACCAAGGACGCCGATTGCTTTGCAGTCACCTGTTGCTAGCTCTTCTTCAATTTCTTTGACACTAAAGGGTTTGTTCTGCCATCCTTGGATGTAGGGATCCTTGTTGCCACCCAAGGGAGTAAGTGGCCAATCCAGTGGGATGAGATCAAGACGAATTTCGCCTGGTTTAACGGATTGATTTGTCATGCGTCCACCGAATTCTTGATTTCTACTTTAAAGGTTCTGTCTGGGAAAAAGTCCTCCTTCATGATGTTGTAGGCATGGAGGTGCATAAGTGTGGGCAGTAAGAACACGTCTTCATCCACAGCAGTTTGCATGCTGTGCATAAGCGCATTCATCCACTGCCCCATGCTGATGACATGGGTTGACATGGAAGACCTGTTCGACGTTCCTTTAGTTTACGGCGCCCAAGCTGTTCCGCCTCCCAAAACAAAGTTAAGATTCCCAAGTCTTAGTAGACTCATTCTTTTTGGCAGTCAAGTTGACCGGGCCAGCTACGATTTCCTTTCTTTATATTTTCTTCAGCTGTTAGGATTTGAAGATTTGTTTCCACGTGCAAACCACAAAGGTATTTGCTTTGTAGTGGATAAATATGATCTACATGGTGTTTTATACCCGTCTTTTTTGTTAATTCAGCAGCTTTTTTGTATAGGTATTTTATTTTTTCATGGTCAGCCCAAGAAGCTATAGCAAACGTTTTCGCCGCCTTTCTTTTCATTTTTAATGCGGCTCTTTTATGGGTATTGTTTTTAGCCCATTCTCTATTTCTTTTTCGTGCTTTATCTATATTTTTATTTCTCCAGTTATTTACAAGTTGACGATATCTGACCCTGTTGGCTTCCTTCCATTCACGTTGAAGTTTGTTTAGTTTTTTACGGTTATTTTTTGCCCACTTTTTGTAATATAATTTTTTACATTCTAAACATCTTTTATTTGTAACAGGATATTGATGAAGTCCTTTGCGACAAAGCTTAAAACCAGGTAGGATGTCCATGTGACCAGTACAAGTGGTTGCCGTTGGGCAGGGTGTTGACGCACCGCTGCCCTTTAATTGTAACAGTTATTGGGCCTCACTAGACTCGTGCTCTTTATATGCCGAGCGTTTGTCAATGGATTCAAACTCTTTCATCATCTTGTTGTATAACGTAATAGCGTCTTCTTTTGTGACGACCGCCCGCTCACAGGCAATCGTCCATGCCAGGCGCTTCCTGCATTCCATCTTGCCGTTCGGGTTGTAAGACACAGTCTACCAAAGGATTTAGATGAGATCTGGATCGTAGACATTACAGTTTTCAATTTGCGTATAGTACTCCTCTACGATTTTGTACCAATCATCCCGCAGCGAGTCTAAAAACCTGCGGGAGATTTTAAATACCTGGGTACGAATCGGAGTCGATACCAAGATTGCTGCCTGCTGAACCTTCATGCCCAGGGTCTGTTCGATGGCAATATCGTAGGCTGCCAACTGCTTGCAGGTCTTTTTAAATTTCATGTGACCGCCGAGCAGATCCCTCCACTCTTGGGAGCCCTTCTCTAAGTCTTTAGGCCACTTGCGACTGTAAGGTTTGACGCTGGTTTTTAGGTCAGCAAGCGTCAGTTTGTTGTTGGCAACAGCAATAATGTCAGGAGCGCCAGCCCAAGCACGGCCCTCGGGATCGCAACCCCAGACACGAGCCACGTCATCAGCACCAATAGTAAAATTAAATTTGTCCAGCACGGGAGATTCAGCCCAGAGAACTTCCTGAAACTGATCAAGAATCGCTGGCATACCCGCCCAAAAGTCCGCATAATCCTCTTTGATCTCTGGATTTTTGTTCCCTTTGAGATACTGTTCCATGCCATAGTGGATCGCTGTACCCCTTTCAGCGGCAGCTTCCTTGACACCTGGATTATTTTTGGACCACATTTCGAGCTTCCGTTTATTTGCTTCGGAAGCTGTCTCACCAATGATAGTAGTTACAGACGGCGCAGGTCCAGTGGGTAACGGCGTTGTGTAGTGTCTTTTACCGTTAAGCGTAATTCTGGCTGCGGTCTTATTAATCGACCGCATAACTTCTGGTTGCTCTTCCTTGGCCTTAATCCAAGGATCGGATGTATCTATCTTAGCAACCATCGACGGTTTTGTATATTGCTGCTAGCTTAACAGATGAATCAACAGATTGGTATGGAAGGATTCAACTACGCAATTGCCTCAATCCTTGGCGCAATGCTCGTTGTGATTAGCATGGATGCCTACCTCTTCTTCACAGAAGTGTTGTCACGGCAATGAACAAGTTCTGGCTTGGTCTTCAAGGGTATTTCTCCTGCGTCTCCTGGATCCCTGGGGCAATCCTCAAATTTATTTGGGAGGAATCCCCCGACCTCAAGTTTTGGAAACGACACACAAACCTTGACGATCACATCTGGTATGCCGAACGTGTCAATGGGCGCATTGCCATGCTTGCCCTTACTTTTCTCTTGATCTGGTGCATCACCCATGACATCAAACTTAACGAGATTTTATTTTGAATTTGACGAAGATTGCCGTACTGGTTGCTTTGAGGGACTTTCTTTCCTTGATGTAGAAACCATTGAAGCCGATCAGTACGAAACTGAGTTACAATCACAAGACATTTCTTATACGCGCGTTGATTTCTGATGGCTTCTTCTTGGGATAGTTATTTTCGGGAGGTATATCCCAAGCTGGGCGCCCGTGGCAACACCTTTAAACAGATTTTTAATTACCTAGACGAGTTTAAAGATCCGTACATTATTGAAACTGGCACCTATCGAGAAGAAAACAATTACACAGGCGACGGTTGTTCAACGCTTTTATTCGACAACTACCTTGCTTTCAGAAATGAAGGAACCCTGGTATCTGTTGATATTGATCCCGTTGCATGTAAATTAGCAGGCAAAAGTGTTATCTATTCAGGTTCTTGGATTGCTTGTTCTGACTCAGTTGAGTTTTTAGGAGAGCATACAAGTAATGAGAAAGTTTCTTTGCTGTATTTAGATTCATACAACATCACAGATTGGAACAATGATTGGGCACCGGCCGCCCATCACCTCAAAGAATTATTTGCCGCAAAAAACTTAATTGTCCCTGGGACTTTGATCGTTGTTGATGACAACATCAAGACACCAACCGGCAAACGCCTGGGCAAAGGACGCTTGATTTACGAGCTGATGGATGCTCTTGGTATCGAACCTTTGTTTGACAAATACCAAATCGGTTGGATTTGGTCAGAAGAATACGAGTAAACCATATGCCTTGGTAGTAGTATTACACCAAGGCTTTTCTTTTTATCGTGCAACAATACATTAGTTGCTACGATATTGACATGATCATCGTTCCTGTACTTCGTAAACCCAAGGAATCTGAAATGGCTCTTTCCACCCAAGTTAAAGAAGCAGTCGATCAAGCTTCCAATTGCTTGCGCGACGCCCTTGCCTTTGCTGCACGCACTGAGCATCCATTGACCGTTAACACGATTTCCGATCTGTTGTGCCGTCTCGAATCCCTGGAGCAAGTGGACGAATTGATGCAGCACTTCTCCAGCAAGAACGATGCTCAGTCCCCAAAGCGATGAAGAGCGTCTAGCTAAATACTTTGCTCAACTAGAGCGAGAGTTTCCGTACATCACCAAGCGTGACGTTGACGATGCTTTGTTGCGTCCATGTAAGTATCGTAAAATAATAGAAGAACGCAAGAAAAAGTGAAGTGAATCCCTTTCAGTTAGCTGGTAAATTCTTAAACAATCCGTTTGGAAAAGCCGCTATTTCTCAAGGAATGGTTGCAAGCAGTAATGATCCGTTAAATAAAGGCGCTGCTACTTTCTTTGGCTTACCTTATGTTTCTATTCCTGCTTTAGGCGTTATGACTTTAAATGCAGGAGCAACAGCTCCTGGCACTTTAGAAGATGCACGTCGTATGGGGGTTTTACGCTAATGGCGCAGGATGATAGCAAGTACACAAAACCTGAGTTACGCGAGCGAATTAAAGATCGCATTATGGCAGGTGATCGTGGCGCTCGAAAAGGTCAGTGGAGTGCTAGGAAAAGTCAACTACTTGCCCAGGAATATGAAAAGGCTGGTGGTGGATATAAAGGTGGCAAGGGAGAAAAACAAAAGTCGTTAGAGAAATGGTCATCTGAAAAATGGATGACTAAGGATGAATACGAGAAACGTGGTAAAGCTAAAGCTGCCGCTAAAAAATACAAGGAGAACAAGTGATGCCAGACAAGGCTATACAAAAGGGATATACCAAGCGTTACCTACCAAAGGCTGCGTGGGCATCGCTGTCTAAAGAAGAGCGTCAAGAGACAGATCAAAAGAAAAGAGCTGGTAGCCGCGAAGGTAAACAGTTTGTACCTAACACAGATACCGCAAAAAAAGCAGGACGTGCTGCCCGTGTAGCAAAACGCTACAAGAAAAACAGCAAATAAAACTGTCCAACAGTTTTATTTGATAAAATAGAGTTACCAGGAGAATAAAAATGCCAAATGTTTGGGAGGGTAATGCGCTATATACGCATTACAAAGTATCAACAGTTAGCGGAAAACCTTTAGAAATTAAAGAAGGCTTTAGTATTCCTAGCTATGACCATATTTCTTTAAGCTATAGCGGCACTACTTTGACAGGTGTTGAATACAAAACAGGAGGCTCAGGTGGCACAACTATTGCAACACTAGCACTTACATATAGCGGCGGGAATTTAACAAGCGTTACCAAGAGTTAATTAAATGGCCTACGAGTTTAATCCCTTTACTGGGACGTTTGATAATACAGGTTCTTCTTCTTCAGCCACGCTTTCATATCAAGAATTTACAAGTAATGGGACCTGGACAAAGCCAGACAACGTAAGCTTTGTTTATGTTGAGTGCGTTGGTGGTGGTGGTGGTGGCGGCAGTGGGCGTAAAAATGCCACTACTTCAACTGCACGACCAGGAGGTGCAGGAGGTGCAGGAGGAAAATTTGTTAGTCGTTGGTTTCCAGCTTCCGAAGTTGGTGCAACTGTAACGGTTACAGTTGGTGCAGGAGGCACAGGTGGAGCTGCACGTACAAGTACTGGAGACGGTAGCCCAGGAGGCGATGGAGGTTCTTCTTCTTTTGGAACTTTACTTATTACTGCAAGTAGCACTGGTGGCGGTGGCGGTAGTACTGTATCAATTACTGCAGGAACAGTTAGTCAATATGGTTTTAGTGCAAACGGTTTATATGGAGGTTCGGGTGGAACTGCTTCTATTAGCGGAGGAACTGCAACAAGCGCTACTAGAGCATCTTTAGGACCAGGTGGTGGCGGTGGTGGCGGTGGTGCTACAACCATTAACGCTACAACTACAGGCGCTGCGGGCGGAGAAGGATTTTCTGAACAAAAAAATAGCGCTACCGGATCAACAGCTTTAGGTGGTGGCGGTGCGGGAGGAACTGGAGGCGGTTCAGGTGTTGCAGGTTCTACAAGAGGTGATGGCGGTGGCGGTGGCGGTGGTTCTACCGGTACTGGCGGGAACGGCGGTGATGGAGCTTTTCCTGGCGGCGGAGGCGGCGGTGGAGGCGGCAGCGGATCTGGTAATTCCGGCGCTGGTGGTAATGGCGCCAGTGGTTATGTTCGTGTTTGGGCTTGGTAATTACAATTAACAGCTCCTATACTTAACAAAGATTCCTTTTTACCATGGAAAAAAAGAAACCCGTGCCTCCCAAGAAAGGTGCTGTGCCTCCTAAGGGCAAAGGTGGTGCATCTGCCAAGCAGACCGAAGCACGCGACAAGTTTAAAGAAATGATTGCCAAGAAAAAAGAAGCGGCAGCCAAAAAGAAAAAGTAACGCTCGTGTTGTGATATCCTGACACACGGAGCAATTTCGCTCTAGGGGTAATAGTCGAAACCCCTTTCACGTTATGAATGTAGTGCTCACAAGAGCAAGGAAGGAAGCTAAGATCCCGGTATAACAACCGGGATTTTTTGTGGCATATCTCAACCACAACCTACCTACCTTCACTTGCTATATACGCAACGAGTTTTTATACAACCACAAGCAAGGTCAGGGCGAGGTAACGCCTTGCGACGTACACTCTGTAGCATCCCTGGAGAAACGCGTACCTTTGTTTGAGGTGTTTCTGGAGAATGGCGTCAACTGGACCCGTCGCCCAATCCATGCGTTGTGCTGGAAACCAGATGCACCAGTCCCTGTGTTGAACGAGTGTATGTGGTGGGATTGCTTCTCTCCCTATATCGATGTGCAGGTGCGCTCACGTCTTGCCAACTTACGCGCAGAGCTAATTAACTACAAAGAAGAACGCAATCAAGGCGTTTACATGTTCACGCTGGATTGGTCTTGGGAATCCAAAGCAACTCTTAACACTAACTTCAGCGAAACGCCTGAACATAAGTGTGCGCATTTCTTTCGTATGGACAACGGAAACTTCTACGCGTACCCCAATAACAAAATCATTTGGTACGATGACGCTTGGCTACGCAACAGGATTGATAAGAACCCTGGCTACGAGATTGACCTGAATGAGTACAGTGTTGAGAACTCACGGATGATTGAGACGTCAGATCATTTCATGTATGACACGTTTTTAAAGTACCGTGATGTAAGTTGTGTGTATAATATGTGAGTTCCCCCTCTCTTTCGATGGGGCTCAGTTGGCCGCTGATGCGCCGGGGACCGATTCGGCAAGCGCGAAGGCTGGGTGACTCGTTAGGCAGATAGCCTAGAAGGAGAGCCCAAGATTAAGTCCAGGATTTATTCTGGCCTCTCCGGGTTACCAACCTTTGCTCTCTGTCAGCAAAGGCCCCGGAGTAACAATGATAGAGGTGCAGTCACTGTCTGGATACGCCTGGTTAACTCACAGCCCGATTGTCGGTAAGCCAGTTACACTGCATCCATCTATTAACAACACCCCCTATGCTTAGCTCCGATACGTAGACCATTTTGTTGACGTCAACAAAATGGTTTTCAGGATGATGCACAAACCAGGGGGTCACTCGGTCGGTAGTCTATTGGTAAGGACGGGCAGACAATGCACGAGAAAGTTGGTTCGATTCCAGCACGACCGATCAGGGTGCAACAAGGAACGTTGCATTAAACAAAGAGTCCCCTAGGCCGCATCGTAGATTATCGTAGGCGGATACTCTTGCCCTGCTCCGAGATGTAGCGCAGCGGTAGCGCATCTGCTTTGGGAGCAGAGGGTCACAGGTTCAATCCCTGTCATCTCGATATAACAAACATCAATAAAAGCGTTATATTAATTACACGAATAAATTTTATAAATGCCCTGGAGCCAATCCAAGGAACGCATCAACAAGAACCGACAAAAGCTTCTGGAGTACAAGAAGACTCTGCAATGCGAGAAGTGTGGTTTGAATGATCATCGTGTCCTTGAGTTCCACCACATTGGAGACAAGGACAATAACATCTCCAGCATGGTGAACCATGGCTACGCCTGGAAACGCGTAGAAGAAGAGATTAGCAAGTGTATACTATTATGTTGCAACTGTCACCGTCTTACCCATTACGTAGAGTAGCTTTACAGAACCAAGCAGCTTTAAAAGCTTGGCCGCAAAGCTCTGCCATATAATTTTGCACGTCAATAGCACCTACCTTGGCCGCAATAGGCTCAAGTTTTTTAGCTTTCATGCCAAGCTCTTCAAGATTTTTGTAGTACGTAGCAAGTTGATCAGTACCTTTATAGCTAGTAACATGCTGAATACCTGGGCCAGCATCTGCCAGCCCCCTGGCGCACATCGGCATTAAATAATCTAAAGAACGAATAAACTCACCTAACGTATCAAACTGTTCTAGATGAGCTTCATATTGTTCTTTAAGAAAAGCATGCACGCCAAGAAAGTTTGATCCCTCAAAATTTAAATGGACCAAGTGCGCTTGTGTTTGAAGTTCCTTGAGGTAGGAGCAGAGGGAAATACATTGCTGGATAAAGGCCCCAACATCACCATTCTTTGATTTACCAGGCGCCTTGGGCTTTGCTTGCGGCTCTGGAGTCACCCCCATCTGGGGTGGTTGTTGCGTTTGAGGACCAGGAGTATACATGGTGTTTTCTCAATAGTTCTAGTTTATCAGCGGCTAATGCGGAAAGTTTAAACGTGCTTTGTCTCCACGTAACTCAAATGCTTTTGCATCATACATCAAAGCAGCAGTAACTTCATCGTCAAAATAACCAAGATGAATTGATTTACCTTGATGTCTTATTTCAACTCGCCATTTTTGTGTGGAAGTAAACCAACTAACTCCTTTGTATTTGCTTGTTGTTGGTTTACCATTTACCAACAATCTTTTTTTTGCGTTACCTAAGTTATCGCTTTGAGTACCTCCCCTTAAATCAAGCGGGTTTTCAACTCCTTGTGCGTGATCAACAATTAACTCACCGGGATCTGTACCTGTTTGAAGAAAATAAACAATACGATGTGCTTGAAATTTTTTATATGTTCCATTTATGCGGATACCAATTTGCCAATAACCGTTGTGATTACAAGAACCTGCAACAGCACCTGCTTTGGCAGAGCCACGTAAGTTTACTTTATACCGCAATCCACTGGGGGATTCTGTACAAATGTAGAAGCGTCCTTCAATCAAAGTACGATGGGCTTTTAGGGAAAGCCTGTTTTTTAAGAGGATGGACACAAAACAAGCGGTAACGCGCCTGTAAATTATAGCGTATTAACGACTCATCTTGAAATTTCTTCCCAGTCTAAAGAAGCCAGCACATCGGATCCAGCCTGGGCACTGCTGCACACAAGCGTAAGTTCTGTTGGCGTACTAGTAAAACTATTACGTTCTAGCTGGAATTTAAACAATGCTTCTTTCAAGATGTCAATCACAGTTGATCCTTGGTTGGAACCTGTGGCAAAACCGCCAGCTAGCACCCGCCCTGTTCCTTGGGTATAAGACGTGCCAGTAATGTTGTATTCAACCGAAGAATCAGAACTTACTTCAGACCATGTTCCACCACTGGTTGCACCACCAACAATAACTTTCCAGTTGTAGTTGGAGTTATTGGTAATGCCCATTAAAGAAATAGCGGTCAAGATAACAACCGCATCAAGACGAGTTGATTTAAGACGAATTGCAACAACCGGATAATCCGTTGAGGTATTTGTTAAATCACGCGGAGAGGCAATCGGTGTACCAATAGAGGACTGTGCACCACGTAATTCGTAGCCACCTTCTGATAGCACTGTTGTACATACTTGTTTCAGTGTGCTGCTGCTTGCAGTCGTACCAAGGTTTGTGATTTCATAACGCACCGGCAAAGACGCCGTTGTCATATAGGTTGAAGCAATAAGATTTGCATGGTGAAATGAATGGCAATGGACTAGTTGCCCATTGATTACAAAACCAGTACGCACGGTACCAAGCCCCAACCATTCCACATCAATCCAATGGATCTGAGCTTTGGTGATGTCAAGCGTAAAACCAGAAGGGCCATTGCCATCTAGCTGGTCTACATTCCACTGGGTCTGAGGAACTCGTGTTTCAGCAACAACGCCTGACACGGAGTTCCTTTCAACAAAAGAAGGAGCACTAACCCCACTAACTTCAATGTAGATGCCATTATCCGTGCCATAGTAACCAACCCGTTGTCTCAGGTTTGCTTTACCAGAAGCCATGACAAATGTATTCATAACCTGCAGGGATTTCCCTGGTTGGTATGAGCACACTTTGGTGGTTTCTCTAAGAACTTCCGCGCCGGACGCGGTGGTTACATTTAGGTTGACAAGACCTTCTCCACTACTAAATGTGTAGGTACCACCTGTTCCTGTGGAAGTAGCCCACAATCCATTATCGCGATAACGATGACTGGAATCAAAAAGCGTCAGCGGACTTGACGTCCGCAGCCGCCCAAACGCATCACCTGCCGTAGTTGCCGGTTGTATATAAACAGTATTACCACTTGCAGTAGTTACCTCAAGGGGTTGACCACTGCAAGTTTGTACCTTTACAACTTCATATAAAAGAGGTTCGCCTGCTTCTCTATAGATTGGCATCGGACTTAGGCTTACGTCTCTTTATTATCGCAGCCCTCCACTCACCAGCTAGATGCCCATAGTCCCTGGGCTCCGTGACGGGGATGTTTTCTGCACCACAGACACCACATGTACCGTTGTGATAAGTGGCATAGTGATGTGGCGGTCCAATGTAGGAACCCTTTTTGTACCAGGTGCCATAGTCTTGGCCACAGGTATCACAGACCCAAGTTGGGTAGTCGGGATCTTTAAGGCGCGACATTGTTATGACGTAGCATGTCAACAAGTTGCTTGGCTTTGTTGTATTCTTTTTCTGCGCAATCCATGTTGTCCATGGCAGCGGCATAGAAAGCTTTGTAGAGTTCTTTGCCGGATAACTCATTGGCAAATTCAGCAAGAGTATCGGCAAAATACTCTTTGGCTTTTTCAAATGACATAGTTGTGCAGTAGTCAGTCAATAGATTGTTGCTGGCATCCAGAGTACCAGAATCTTGGGTGACAAGTGGTGCGTTAATTTCAGGAACAACACGATGTTTGCGATACCACTCTTGCCATTTAGCAATGGCCTCGACAGGTTCGTTGGCTGTAGTCATAACTAAAAGGGACGCACCACTATCGTGGCACGCCCTAACAAATGTGTCAGTTCAGTGTAAACCTTAAGAAATAGGTTCAAGCAAACCTTCTTCATAGAGACGGATTGCTTCGAGCATTTCAAAGTACCGTTCCCGCATGATAGGGCCTGCTTCACGGATGCAAAAGTCTTGCCATAGCCCAGTGTAAAGACCGCTGGTACGACCTGAACACTTGTACATGTGTTCCATAAAGTCGGCTTTCTTTTGCTCAGTAATTACATTCCAACTTTGCAGTTGTTCTTTGAGCCAAGGCGTATCAAATGCACCGGCTGTATTGAGCCTGGTGGCAAGGTCGTCAGTCATTGAATTGGATGGCAGTACAGCTTGTGTAGACACCGGTCACGTTAGGCAACTCAAATAATAGATCATCCAGCTCGTCTTGGAGGGCCTCTGTAATTTCATCTGCGGTTTTACCGCCGAAAGAGTTGTACTCCAACTCAAGGTCAACCGCAAAAGACACGGTGAGCTTTGGTACGTAGACGGGTTCCATTCCTTGTCGTAAGGGTGCAATTACTGTAGCAGTAATTAGCTGCCTAACAAACGCTCAAGGGAATGGGCCTGATGCTCTTGGTAATACCCAAGACGTTTTTGAATCAAGTTGTAGTAATTGATGGCAGCATCTACCATCTCTTCTGCATCCATTGATGCAGCAAGGTTTTCATTAGAAAGCATGGCTGCCGTCAAAATGACAACACCATGCTCCATTTTAGAACCAATGGTTGCTGATAAAGGAGTCCCATCTTGGGTGAACCCAGCAATTAATTTGTTTAAAACGGGATCACCGCCCATGGAACTCCTACTGCTTTACTTATTGTATTGCAGTTTATTTACCAGCTTTCTCCCGTTGCGTCCAATACCAATAGGCATTAGCTGCATTTTGGTGAAACCGTTTACCAACTAGAAGCTTGAGCTTTTTTTGCTCAAGGTCTTCATACTCACTCATGTGGTAGTCTAACACCTTGCCCTCTTCCATAAGCATTTCCATTTGCAGACCATTCATCTCCAGTTGGAGATCAAAGTCTTTAATCGCATGATCATGACAGCTCATCTTGATACGAGCGTCTTCACCATCAGTCGGCGCTGGAATCTTCTGGTAGAAACTCTCCTGGATACTCGGATGATACCAAGTCCAGTCGTGGTTCTGAGAAGATTCGTTTGGAACGGACGGAGTATTCTTGTTGGACTTTGACTCCGCTTGGGAGTTGTTGACCTTCTTGATAGGCGCTGCGTATGGCATCAAGGTTAGGGAGGACTTTAGTGGTTGTTTTGGGTTCAATCCTTTCGTTAAGGATTTCTCCTGACATTGAACGTAACACAACTCGTTTAGTTGTGGTGACTTCTTCTGTAACGCAATAAAGTTCTCTTTCTTTAGAGTGCCAAAACTCCGGGTCCGATGAGACCTCGACTGTAAGTTCTTTCTTTTTAACAAGGGTGAACTGGTAATTGCGACCGGTGATTTTGTTCGTGTCCAGTGGTAGGACACGACGCAAATAATTTAGCAAACCTTTGAGCGACCGCAGTTGGGATTCGTGGTGACGCTTGGCTTGCGTAATGAGATCACCTTCTTTCTTGATGCGTTCAAGGGCATCTTCATGCGCCGCCATGGCGTAATAGATGCGATCAATTTTTTCTGACCGTAAGTCGGCGCAAGATTCAAGCTCGGCTTTAGCCAGTTCCTGGGACTCAGGAGTGAGAAGAGGCAAAGACTTTTCGAGAGCAGCATAATGCTCGTAAAGTTTGATAACAGATAAGTCCTTGAGTTTAGCCTGGGTAATTTGTGACATGACTTAGTTGAATTGAGATTGGAATTTGTTAAGTGCATAGGTCATCAGCGCTCCGGCTGCTGCCCACAAGATGTCTTTTAACACCGGAAGTACGGCGGCAAACAAGGATTCAAACATGACTGAGCTGAGATGGTGTGGTGGTCAGTTTTACGTCATGACCAGGACGGCAACTCTGCAGGGTTTGTGCGTGCTCAGTCTACCTTGTCATCAAGGGTAGTGGCAATACCCTCAAGGCCTGCCGTAGTGATAGTGACCAAGTTACCAATGTAGTCAACAAGGGATTCCACCTTGGCGCTAAGCGATTGAATCTCATCCATCAGCTCTTCCCTACTGGGACTAATACCATAAAGATCAGCGGTAACTTCTTTCAATACCTCAGGGTTGTTGCTCTTTTGGTAACGACGACAATCATCGTTTGTTGTGTATACAGTTTCCTGGTACATCTCTGAGACAGTTTTGAAGTCAATATTACCGACTCCTTCACTGCTCAAGATGTTGCAGGTATCAAGGTAAAGCTTGGCAGCAAACCGCAAGTTTTTATGGAAGAACTCGGTATACTGCTCAGAACTAAGGCCGTAGGTGTCAATCGACATGATCATCAAAAGATTCGGTGTCAGTGTAAGAGGCACAGGCTTCACGCAGTGCAGTGAGAACAAATTCTTCTTGACCTTCTGGACCTAGAGAAGTCCAGTAGTCAAGGTCAGGATCTTTTTCATCCCACTCAATGTTGATGGACATGGTGCCATCTTCTTCATCAATACATTCAAGCTTGAGCTTTTCGATCCAGTTCAGATTCAACATGACCAATTAATACGTTTTGTGCGTAGTCTTCGTGGTGCATTTTAAGGTCTGCAGCTAGCTTTACAAGCTCCCAATGAGTGTCCTCTGGAATCTCAAGATCATAACGTTTGTCGCCCATGATTGTGTCGTTGCGTGGTCGCATAGCTAATTGACGTGCGTATTCAAGAATGTCGTCAGTCATTTCTTGATAGCAGACTTGAGTTGAGGTAAAGCAATGCCAGGGAATGGCACATAGGACGCATCCATCATATTGAAGAATAGATCCCATGCATGGTGTTGAGTGAACACTTCGTTAGGTTTGTAGTTGCGCCAATGGGTCAGCGGAGCTTGTGCCCCTTGGTTGGTATACAACAAAACAAAACGTCCATCACTGACCGAGTCTTTGGGCGGTGCATAGAACCATGCCACACACTTCTCAGGTGTTCCACTGGGACTAGCGTTACGCGCATCTGTGCGCTTGCACAGCAGCTCACGGTACTTGTTAAACCAACTCAGGTGGATGCACCATGGTTTAAATCCCTGGATCTCTTCTTGGAAAAAAGATAGGTTACTGAGCTGACGTTGAAAGGACCCACATGAGCATGTAGGTTCGCCAAACATCGAGTCTTGTTTGGTGCCATCGTCCAGTTCAGAGTCCATATCAATCGGCCGATTCGCAAGCCGCATCCCGTCCGGCGCAACCAAATGGCCAATGTCCGTTTGGTCAGACTGAAGGATGGTTGTGATTTTGGCAACGTCTGATATGTGTATAAATTTGTCTGCCCAGTGAGCTTGTAGTTTTGCATTGGAAGTCAGGTGTCCGAGTGCGTGTGTGTAGTTCCAGCCCTTAAACAATACGTAAGCATTGTTGTGCCATACACTAGGGCCACGATAATTAGGGCCAAGGTAAGAAAAGAAATCTTTGAGACGGTTGGTGTAATTCGTGAAGGCTAGCTTAATCAGCTCCCGTGGGTAAGCCTGCTCGCTACCATCACGACGCACCACAAGACAATTGTCATCTCGCAGATAAATGCCAGCAATTTCGGTGTCATCAAAATCCTGGAACGCACGACCAATGTTAGTACGTGTGTAGATCAGAGACTGAGCAGCGTTAAGTTCTTGTTGCTGAAGTTGCGTTGTCATGAGTTGAATGGTGTGGTGTTAGATGCAGTGATCTTGGTCAGTTGACCAACGTCTTTTGGCTTGCCGGTCAATCTCTCGATCCCTGGCCTGCTTGCCCATCTTATACGATCCCCAGATCACAGCGGCCCAAGCAGCAGGGTTTGGTGCGCAAAACGCAATGGTACCAACGATGAGAGCCGTGGCACCACCAACCTTGAGTGCGGCTTTGTCTTCAGGTTTCATTTGGTAATCCTTAACACATTCAGTGGAATCAAGTCAAGTTTAAATGAAGGCGTAGAATAAACTGAACCAATTGAATAACATGTTGAAATTTGAAATGTCGCCAGAGGATATGTTCTGGCAAGAGAAGATGATACGTAGCATTAATGATTGCAGTTCAATGAGTGAGCTAAAGGAAATGGCAACCTTGTTAACCAAGATTGCCACGCAGCGTCAGATTGCAATCAAAGGATTAGTTGCTGATGCAATGGAGCTTATGAAAGATAATTACTCTCATAAGCTCCCAGCTATCAACGATTAATCACAGGCTGTCGCAAAACAAAAGGTATTTACCAACTGTTGGCTGAGAGCAACCAACAATCTTGGCAATTTTGTCTTGCGATAAACCCTGTTTTCTTAACTCAATGATTTGACAAATAGTCTTTTCATTTAAAGTTAAAGGATGCCTCCCAGGCTTCCAGCGCTTTCTTTGATGCATGTCATTGATGTTGTCGGCTTGAGAACCAGGCATTAGATGTAAAGGATTACAACATGCAGGGTTATCACATTTGTGTCGGATAACAATCTTAGGAGTTAACTCAACATCGTAATGATGCTCGTAGCTCCAACGATGAGCAAGAATTGCTTTTTGGTTACGCTTTGGATAACCATAGCCATCTCGATGCCATCGTCGACCAATGTAAGGCCAACAGGAATAAAGACCCCCGGAGGGGTCAATCATTCCAAGCAAATCAACAGACGTGTTTGCTTTAGTCATCAGCTCAGATCTGCATCCTCACCAGTCAGGGGATCACGAGCAGGTAATGCCTTGACATCAACTGTATCCGTAGTCCGAGAGACAGGCAGGATCTCAACTCCTTCTTTGATTCCGTATGCACCACCGAGCTTTTGTGCATCTTGTCGTGCATGTTGATTGATGTAATCACTGAACATCTCCTGGAACTTCCAGGTTGATTCACGATCTTCATCGGGAATGCTGAGGCGATTCAGCGAAGTAATCGCTTCATCTTGAGAGCTGTAATCAGGAATCTCAAACGATTCGATAGCACAAATCTCTACATTGTTTGCACCACGCATCTCGTTGGCAAGTACGGGAGCAAACACTGTGGTGGCATAAAACTTTTCGTTGAATGCCAAAGGTACCTCAGAGTCCAGTGCTTTGCTCAAGCACTTAGACATTTCCTTTTCATACAGTTTGACCTTGTCGCTGACGTCGGTGCCGTTAAGACCCTTGAGCGTAAGCACCATGGGAATCTTGTGAGCACGTTTGTTGTCCTGGGTCAAGACGTAGACCAGGTACTTTGTACGTACACTGTACTTACGCTTATACATCTCGCCTTTGCTGTTGGCAAGATCAGCGGCAACCTTGTCGTTATCAAACATTTCTTTGACATCTGGATCCTCAAAGGTTCCAATCGTCTGTCTCATCCCTGTGGTTTCCTCAACCATGAGGGGAGAACGCAAAAGGATTTGCAAACGAGGCTCAATGAAATTGAGTCCTTCTTCAATTGAAGTGTTGGGAGCCATACCAAAAGTTTGCTTGTAGTCCCAGATAACTGAACCCTTAGCAAATTGATCTTCAGTGGCGTTCCATCCACAAGCATCAAGGTCTGACTTCCGCACGAACCAACCTCGGATCTTGGACTTGTTGAGAGGTTGGATGGTGACAAGATTCTGGTATCCGGATACAAACTTTTTATCTTGGAAAAGTTTGAAGGAATCCAGCCCACGTGTTGCAAGTGCAGAGGTTTTCTTAGTAGTCATTGAAGCAGTCATGGTTAGTTCGTAGTCAAGGACAGGCAGTTTAACGTCGTACCAGAGGACGGGAAGTTAAGCTACTTTCTCAAGATCATCTTGTTGGAGAGGTAACTGAATAGCTGGCTCCCCTTGGTACAAAGCAAGATACTGCTTTGAGATTTCGTACATTCGCTCGATGATGTTTAGCTCAAGATGCCCAACACCACGCATGAAATTAATGAACTCATCAACAATTTCATCAGTGCCAATGCACTGGAACTCATGCAGAACTTTTCGTTTACCATCCTCATAAAGGAGAGTGAACTGATCTTCAGGTTGAGTTGACATCAGAATGGAACTTCGTCGTTGAATTCAGGTGCGTTGCCGTATTGACCGGGGAGATCAGGCAGCCCAGTGTTGGGGCCTGCATTCCAGGGATCGCTGGACTCCTCAACGGTCTTGCCGCCCCATAGGCTAGCAACATTCTCTGTGGATGCCACAGTTGTTTGGGATGTCACTTGTTTCGGCTGAGACTCATTTGTTTTGGGAGCCAGTGTCATCTGCACAAGCTGCAACTTGGTGACGCTGCGCCGTTGATTGGACTCTTTATCGGTCCAGGCATCGGTCACAATCCTGGCACGAATCGTAAGACCAGTGCCTTTGCGCGTCATGTTCACAAGAAGTTCAGCTTGGTTGAACTTATCTTGTGCCGTGTTAATTGCGTAGAAGTTAAAGAGATCAGCTTGGTTGCGCCCAGTGTTTACCGAGAGTGTTTGATTGGCAATCATCAAACCATCTGCGGTTGTCTTGAAAGCACGTGCATCTGTTTGATCAATGTCTTTGATGCAACGTCCCGTCAAGATGACGTCGTTGAAGACAGGGAATGCTTCAGTAACTTGAGCAACAACTCCTCCATTGAGCGAGTACGTTTTTGATTCGAGATCAAACCGTAGCTTGGAGCCGTGAATGTACACCCGATCTCCTTTGTTGAGGGATCGGAAAGCATCTCCGGTTTTCCCGTAAACATTGAGTACAAGGATAGTGGGTGCTTTGTTGCCAACTGGCGGAAGTGTTACTTCAGCGCAGTAGTTGAATGTGGTTGAACTGGTGTACACCTGACGAGGATTCTCGTTCAGGATTGCGCAAACATCAACGTAATTCATCGGATCAAAAGGGTTGTGTTAAAGCAGTTTAACGTCATGCTTAGGACGTAACTTTATTCTTTGGAATGAATAACTGAATCTCTAAGAATGCAATACAACCAAGCAAGCATAAAGCTTTGAAACCAAGTGAAATTAAATGCGTATTTAAGACCGCACCAAATTACAATGCCAATAATGGCAGATGCAATTGCTTTTGCAACTACACCAGAGTTCTCTTTGTTGAGTTTCATAACTAGTGCGTTTCAGCCCACGAGGATCCTACACGAGAGTCGCCTTCAATTTCGCATTGGAACCCAAAGAATTTCTGAGCTTGCGGGAAAGCTGCCATGGCCTGGTCACGGATGCGCTCCGTGTGCTGTGGGTTACAAACCAGTTGCACTTCGTCATGAACCATAAGGACTTGCTCCCAATCCTTGCCGTGGGTCAAGCCAAGGTTTTGTTCAATGTTGTTGTGAATGTTAATAACAACTTGCTTCATCAGGATTGCACCTGCTGATTGCAATAGAACATTCAGTCCTTTGAAAGCTGAGCGACAATATAAAATACGACGATCAAGCCCAATGAGATAACCCCTGGATCCAATGTTTTCATCAATCTTTTCCTTGAGTGATTTAAGAGCTGGTACACCTTTCATGAATGAATTGATTGCAGTTCTTCCTAGTTGACGGAGAACTTCGTCATCTTTTTCCTTCGGGTTAATAATGGTACCAGCTTTGAGATTGCCGGCGCCATATAATACAGCGTACAGCAACCTCTTACTTATATCACGAGTCTCTACACCAAAACGTTCCTGGTTATACACATGGATGTCAATCTCAGGATTTGTTACGATACGCGCATATTCCCCCTGGTCCCAATAAGCAAGGTAACCAGCCAAACAACGTAGCTCCAATGCTTTGGCGTCAATGCCAATCATGTCCCACCCTTGCGGTGCATGAAATAATGCACGGCATTCTTTACCGTATGGCGAATACCCCGCTGGAACTTGACCCATATTTGGGTATCGGTGAGAACAACGACCAGTGATACAACCATTAGTAACAACGTCACCGTGCATGCGACCGCTGTCATTATTAACCAACTTGAGCCAAGCATTGTTGCCATTAACAATTTGTCCAAGACGTTTCTTGACAAGCATGTATTCTGCCAAAGCTTTTGCCTCCGGATAAGGCAACTGCTCTAACACTTCATCATCAACGACTGGATTTCCTTTCGCAGTAAATTTTTCTGGTTGCCATCCGTACTTACTCTTAAGGCGATCAGCAATTTGGTCACGAGATCCAGGATTGAATTCTTCGTATCGTATTTTTTCAAATGGAACTCCTTTGACATAACCACGTTTGGTGTTGTTTACCTTAGGGGTAAACCATGTGCTGTGTTTGATTGGAGGAAAGATTTCCTTTAGCTGTGGCTCAAGTTGTGCTTCTTTTGCTCGGAGATCATCCACAAGATCAAGAGCTGCATCCACATCAAAAGGAACGCCTGCTCTAATTTGTTTGTTAATCGCCAAAGCAAAGTCGTGTTCAAGCTTGAGCGCTGGCTCTGGATAGTTCTGTTTGGTGATATGCTCCCAGAGTTTTGTAGTAACTGCAACGTCTTGGATACAGTAGTCCAACATCTCCTGAGAATATGTGGAGAAGTCTTTGAAGCTGATCTTATGATCGGCCAACCTCCATCCCCAGGCCTTAAGTGATGCGGCACCTCGCTGGTTCGGTGGAACCTGCGGATATTGTTCAATGTCAAGGTCATAGAGTTTTTCCTTGGGCCAGATCAATCGTGTACAGATGAGTGTGTCAATGATGCGTGTTTTGCAGTCAAATGAATGCAACTTTTGCAGAACAGGAATGTCGAAAAAAAGCAGGTTATGACCTATCAAAACATCAGCGGTTGCCAGATGAGCAATAGCATCAGCAATGCGATCAGGCCCATAGCTAAAAGTTTGTTGGCCGGTGATGTCATGGATGACAATGCAGTGGATCTTAGTAACCTTGTCATAAAGACCATCAGATTCCAAGTCAAAGACGTAGAACTTATCACTTACGGAAGCGGGCTTCATCTTGAATTGAGAGTTCTTTACAGGCAAGGTCTTCATCGTTACTGTTGATCCACTTCAAGATTTGCTGTGCACCCGCACGATACGGAAGCGACAAGATCTTGTTTAAAGCTACATCAGAGTCTAGTGGAATCAACTCAAACTTATTGGTTTCACTATTAGCAGTGATGGCATGGGCTTTGCCCCATTGCCAACAAGCAATTACGTAAGACATGGATCAGATGAAAGACAGATAGATGATATCTGATTTCACCTGATCCGCAAGTGCTTACGGAATTATTCCCGATTCTTCTTGCTATACCCTACAAACTTGCCTTCTTTCTTGCGTTGTGTGATAGCAGCCATGGCATCAGAACCAGCACGTTGGGATCCATGGACCAAAAGCGCAAACGGTTTGTCACCTAAACAATGACTGTCGCTGTGATCAATGGGCAATCCACGCTCTGCTGCTTCCTCTTCTGTGTACACAACATAAGCAACCCGCTGGTACACCTCAGGATACTTATCGATCAAGTAGTCGAGTGTGCCACCGTGCGATGCAGTGAGATAGAAATTGAATGGGATCATATCACGCAAGTTGTACCACATGCCAAGAGACTTGGTGTATGCGTAAAACTTTTGTTGCGGCCGACCTTGGGCCACCATGATCCAAGCTCGCATGTAATTCTCAGTCCAGAAGTCACCAGACTCATGGATGCGAATCAACTCTTTAACTGGTTGCATCAAGAGCGATAGGTCGATCAGGTCACGCAATAGCACAGCCTGGTTCCCATTCATGTGAATAGTTTCACGCAACAGATCCCAGTTGTACCAACGTGCTTCCCGTACGGCAGGACGTGTCTCTGCCATGGCAGCAAAGCAACGGAAGTCCTGTGTTGCCGTCACGCCTGTGTACTGAGGCAAGTCAGTGATCTGCCCTGTGGTGCGATCAGCAAAGGTCTTGCACACACCAGCGTGAGGGCATGCGTACCCAGCAGGCAAATTGAAGATCAAACGATTCTTGAGCTTGCCATTGCCGGTGGAAAACTTGAGGAGTTTCATGGTGTTGAGTTGAAGTGAATGATAAGAAAAACTAATGAGTAGTTTAGGGACATACTCAGGTCCATTAAAGAAGGTGACTACTCGTTGTCGGGTAGTTGTTCAAGGGCGCGGCGGATGATGTCAACGCCCTTAAAGCCTTCAAGTTCAGCAGCAGCAGCCAACGCTTGCTCCTTCAAGCTCGGCGGCTTGGGGCGTCTGGCGGCCCGCATCGGGATTGCATAACTGTCATTGCCCACCCAGTCCTCCAGCCACTCACAGCACGCCTCCAGCTCCTGGTCGGCGCCCCATTGGGCGGCACGCGTTATCAGCCAGTCTTCACGAGCAATGCCACTGTCACGGCAACGCGGAGCCTGCTCTCGCCACTGCTGCACCAGCTCTGGCGGTGGGGTGATGGGATGTTCTTGTGTCATGGGTGATTAGTGGTAATGGCTAGTTAGTTTACTTGGGCAGAGCCCTTGAATTTCCCCCTGGATAAACGCAAAACAATTTGGTCACCAGAATCTGGGGTATCATCTGGTCCTTGATGGACCAGGATCTCCCATATGTTTTTGTTAATTTTCATGATTGAATTGCAGTAACGAATCATCAAGAGTTCTTTGTCTTGCCCTGGTTTGTAAGACAAGACTTTTTTGTGAATGCCAAGCGGTTCGTCCTCATTGTCTTTGGTGTAGGCAGCTATCCAATACGATGCTGACTTTGTTGGTTGTTGAGTTGAACCAAAACCTTTCATTGCTTGTTTTCCAACTCCTTAATACGTTGATTCATTTTCCAAAGTAAAACCATTAACGAATCAAGATCTAGATAAGAGTCATAGCCACTCATGTACATAAACTGAGATCCAAATTCAAACATTTCATCTGGATAATCTTCGCTCCAATCATCATCCATTCGATTAACAAGAAGTGTCATGAGATTGTTTGGTGTTGTGTTACAAGGTGAACAACATCACATACATCAATCGTCATATACTTTCCGTATCAATAGATACAGAACCCATGACGTTAACGTATCGTGGTTGCAAGTACAACCAAGAGGAGCAGGCTCAAAAAGACAGAGCTTGGTGGAACTTAGCCCACCGTCCCTGGCTTTGCCTGACTTACCGTAACATCTGCTACTTTCCTTACGTCACTGGAGGACAAATCGAATGAACAAAGCACTGATCGTCTACCTGGTGGACAAACGGAAAAAGCTGGCACGCAAGGATGTGGAGTCCAAGCATGCCACCACTGAATTAAAAAAACAAAGCGCCGCGACCTTCTGATCGCCACTGCTTAAGTTCATCAGTCTTCTGCAAAGGCTGCTTCTCCAATGATGGGGAATTCTTTGCAGAAGATTCTTTTGATTTCTCTGGCAATTTGTTGGTGTTCGAGTTGGGTTCCATTGGAGCAACGAAGATCAAGATAGTGGATCCACGATCTGAGTGTACCGTTCATGAACAAACGGGTCTGTGTCGAAAGTGGCAAAATAAACCTAGCACATTCTTTAGCAATACCATTGCTTACCATCTCACGATACAGATGTTCTGAGTTCTCGTACAGTTCACTAATGCGTCGATAATAATTACCAACAAGATCAGGAGATAAGTCATCAATACTGTTTTGCCTGTTCTTTTGATCTTGTCTACGTAGATGTGGAATAACAGCTGAGCCCAGTTCATTGGTGTCTGCATAACGCTGACTAAATTCCTGGAATGAGAATGACCGATGACGAAGAATTTGTTGTGAGATTGCACGCGTGGTTTCAATCTCTACACACATCCCCGCCATCTCAAACGGACTCCAGTGGGAATGCTTGATCAGATACCGTAACAACCGTAAAGCTGTATCCATGTTGTCTTGGTTCTTGGGTGCAGAAACTCGTGCCATCTTGACGATCATTTCTTCTGCATTGGGCGTTGCCCAAGTAAGTTGTACGTTCATGAGCAGTGCAGGAAGTACTGGTAACGCTGAGATGGATCAGTGTACTGAACAATATCGCAACCTTTGTAGCTGTCAACAACTTTGAATTTTTCCTTAGTTGTCTCTGGCGTATCAAAGATCATTGCAATAAAAAGTACAATGAATGTTCCAAAGATTAAACCCCACGCAATAGCCTGAAAAATCATGCTAGTTCTGTGATTTATCACTCTACCTCAAAGCCATAGCCTTCAGATTGTAACCGCTGGAGCTGATCAGCAGGACAGATCCTCATCTGTGCATGTTCAGTGGGTGACTTGAGGTGATCCCATTTCACAAGCAAAAACTTCTGCTTAGCTCCTGACTTGTTTGGTTTTAAGTTGATACCAACAACAGTGCCATAGCGTTGGCTTCTGTACTGCTGGATGCGTTCTTTAGTTTCATTGCGTACAGCAAAAATGCCATGCGCTTTGGGACGCTCTGCTACGCGATCCCCAATGGTGTAGTCGTACTGGCGTTTGGTTGTCATGGAATTAATCAGGAATTGATTTAATAGCGCGTTCCAGAATGTCAAGATTACAGCCTGTAACAGCTTCACGCGCAAGTTCTTTTATCTCTTTTAGCGCTTGCTCTTTCAAGCTCGGTGGCTTGGGGCGGCGATAGTTATAGAACTCGGTCACATCCTCTTCTTCCCATACAGCGCACTGTTTGAGGTAGTTGCCACAAGCCAAAAGCTCCTTGTCCGCGCCCCATTGGGCGGCGCGGGTGGCAAGAAAACGCTCTGAATCACTCAGCTCACCGCTAACCGTGCAGCCGAAGAACTCACCAAGCCACTGTCGCACCAGCTCAGGCGGTGGGGTAATGGGATGTTCTTGTGTCATTTCGATTTCCAAAGTTGAAAGTGATTGCAGTCGTACGACTCAGCAGTGTCGTACTCAGGAAAGTCAAAGGCACAGTGACAACCATCAATGTTGTGCTGGCAGTCACTGCATTTGTTGAGTGCCTTGAATTCAGATGCACTCACTCCAGACGGGGGTGGTTCCACCCCGGATGTGAGTGGTTGATTTGTCATAAGTTTGTGAAACTGTTCAACAAGATAGAGATTGCGCTTAGCTTCTTCAAAGAAGTCTGCTGTTACTTCATGGGTTGTAACCCTGTAGCTACAGCATTCACATTCTTTGCGACGCCTGGTGGATAAACCAGTCTTTCTTGAATCAATAATTTTGAGTGCAGGTTGATTACATTGAGGACAATTAGGAAGGATTGGTTTCTGAAATACCATCTTCAGCAGATAGGTTCAATGTATTTAGTAGTTCAAGGCAATTAAATGCGCCCATGATCTTAAATGAATCAATAATTAACTCACATTTCTTTTGAGGCAATTCGTAGTAATCAAATAAAAATTTTTCTGCTTGATCAAAGTCATCATAAGAACCAGTTAAACGTTCAACTACAGACCCCGGCATGTTGTCAACCAAGGCTGTAACAATCGTTTGTCTTACCTGAGACCAAGCTCTCTCTGGTATCAACTCAATTGTTTTGTCAACAAGATCAAGATCAATGGTGTCGTTTGTCATAGAGAAAGACCCCCGCTTGCGCAGGGGCCGAACATTCCGTTGTAAGCTTAGGCGGGCTTGGCTTCAGTGTCAATGAACTTGTCATAGAGACCAGCCTTCTTGAGGCGTTCAAGCATGTCACACATCATGCTGGCATGAGCTTGAGTCGTCTCCATGAAGTGACGTGCACGGTCCGCTGAGATGACATGCGTGTTGCCGTTGGGCTCTACGTACTTCCATGACCCATCAGGTTGAGGCTCCCCTTGGAGAGCAAGACGCTCTGAGTTACGGACATACCGCATCTCAAGATTGTGGAAGTCACGCAAGCCATCGCCATCAGTCCAAGTAGCACCAATGTTGTAACGCTTGTCTTCATCACTGAATGCATGGAACTCAGGGATGATGTGCTTGAAAGCTGCAAAGATTTGCATGGTTTTGAATTGATTGTGGGTTGGTACAGACAGAGAGACTTGAACTCTCACGGCCAATGGCCTACGGATTTTAAGTCCGTTGCGTCTACCTATTCCGCCATGTCTGCATCACTTGGACTTACGTCAATTGAATCTGACTGCCAAGTGTGGTCTTGAGGTAGGACTTCCATTCCGTAAGTCCAGCTATCGTAATCATCCTCATTGCGAGGATCTTCTTCAATCAAGATGTACTGTGGTGAGTTGTCCGTGATGTACTCACCAATGTTGGCCATAGCCATGGCAAGTAGCTGATCGTCGGTGTAGTCAGTCATGGGTAGAAACCAGCCCTAGTATCGAGGCTAAGGCTGGTAAGCCGTGCGGACTCAGCTACATGCTAGCTGTTTCTCGCGTTGCTGCAAGACCTCACGGAAAGCTTCTGTGTAAGCTTCACGTTGGTCGTCAGTCAATCGCTGGTTACCAACACCAGCAATCTGTTTGACAGACATCATGCCCTGGTCCACAACCAATTGAATTGTGAAGGTGGGCTTGCTATCAATCATGCACAGCACAATGAAGTGCTTACGTTTCTTGATGTCATCCGCATAGTGGGATGCAGAGCCAACGCAATTGCGTACGGCTTGACCCCACATAGATAGTTGATGTGTATCAATAGGCTGGAAGAATGTCCATACATTATCAAGACGCTTGACTTTAATAGGTTCAGGGAATAAATCTTGCCGTAAAGATTCCTTTGGATTCTCAATCTTCCATGCCTCAGATTGCACGTAGTCATGGAACTCAGTCAGTCGCCAACGCTTTGGTGGCTCTAGTGTTTTACCTGCATCCAAGATCTTACTCATCATGGAGAATGTATCGTTTAGTTCACCAAAGCGTTGACGCTGGTAACCAACATCACTATCAACCCAGCGACCATTGTATTCAGTAAGTTGTCTATCCAAGTACTTGCGCATGATTGTAAACAATGATGCAATAGGCATGTGCGCACGTAACCAATTAATTAAACAAGGTTCTTGTGTAGCTCCGTTGCGTACACGTACTTCAGTCAAGCGAAGATACTTGAGTTCCTTGAAGTAAGTCTGATAGTAATCAATAGGGCAGTCTGGCCAAATGTTATTGATCCACTCAATTGAGTTAAGAATCTGTACAAAAGTTAAAAAGCCTTGCTTAATAGGTTGCTGATGTTTGTTATTAGGATCATTGTATGCATCAATACTACGATTCAACTCTGCTTGCAATAGTTTCTTGATAGTAGGTTTAGCGACAATGTGCTGAATCCTCGTGACAATAGAGTATGTTATGGAGCTATAACCATGCTCTTCTTTGAATGCAAGTGAACCAGCAATGAAGTTATCAACAGTCAAGCCTTGAGTTTCGTCAAGATGTTTTGACATCATTGACGGTATTTCTGCTGCATCAAAGATATTCTTGCAGCGTATTCTGTCAAACAATCCACGTGAATCCTCCCATGTTGGGAGATCTTCCCTTAGGCTGTTATCAAATTCAGTAACAACATTGTCACGAATTGTATAACCCTTCTGGCAGTAAAGGTTACCTGCTCGCCATGGATAACTACGCCAGCTATCATAGTTTTGACCACAGATATCTGCTTTAGTTACAACTTTGCTATGCACAAAGAGTTGTGAGCCACGACCAATGTCGTGGACAACGCAATCATCTTTACTATTCCATATCCAAGTTGGCGCAATTTTATGTGTAGTTGATGTGTTCTTGAATGCATATGCATGACCAAACACATAATCATCCTTCTCCTTTTTAGAAGGTAGCCATGCTGCATACCACACTTGTTCGTAGTGATACAGGATGGCAATGACCTTAAGCCTAGCCTGTGGTGTTGCTACATCTACAGGCGTAGTAAACACTTGATAACGCTGTGGTGCTGGACGCTGATTGATCTGAGCAATTACATCTTGCTGATCAGCTTCACGCACAATATGCGTTGGTATCAAGCAAGGAATCTTGCCAAGTGGATATGTAGGTTTCTTGGCTGCAGGTTTGTTAGCTTGCTTAGCCAACACCTTGAGCGTTGGATCATAGGCAATCAGTTCAGTTTGCAGATTAGATGGTAGAGCAAATTGCATGATTAGTTCTCGGTTGAATTGATTTGATTAAGGCGAGCAAACTCACCAAAGTTTAGCAAAGCAGCTTGGTTGTAAGCCAAGGCTGCTTCTTCTTGTGTTGCGTACACACCAATGTGTTTGAATTGTTTATCAACACGAATGGATGCACGCCATCGACCAGTCGCTTTAATTAAACAGACACCTTTGTAAATGCTGCTTGTGTTTTTGCGACCGTTACGATTATGTGAGTTTTGTAATTTAGTAGCCAATCGCAATGGTTTGTTGTTGTCTTTGTCATTGTGTATATGATCTACGAACATATCCCCTGGATCAGAGCCATGTTGTAGTGCATACACAATCCGATGAGCCATGTAATCCACCGCTTTACCTTGATACTTCCAGCGAACACGCCAGTAATGATCTTTAGTACGTTGAACACCTGCAACAGAGTTAGCTTTGGTCCAGGCACTTGGCGCTTTAAGCCAACGTAAACCACTAGGAGATGTTGTATCTAGATAAAACATTTGTTGCAAGTAGTCAACAGGTGGAAGTGGCCTAGGTTTCATTGCATGGTGTGGTGGTGTGTGGTGGAATGGACAGTTTAACGTCATGTCCAGGACGGTTGATTAATTACAAGACATCTTTTCTTCGTATTCTTTGCGGAATTGTTCAAGCCATTCCATTAGATCAATAACACGCACTACCTGTTGGCCATCTTCTGCGCCACCTGCTACACGCCAATGAACAGGTGCCGTGTCTTTGATAGCTGTTTCCAAAGCATTGGTAGCACCCCAGATGGCACCCCACATTGCAGCTTTGTTTGTAACGTACACATATTGCAGTTCATCTGTTTGGTTGTCGTCATACCAATGCGTCATCCAATCATTGACAAGATCTAAAGGAGGTGTTGGAGAATTGATTTCCATTGGGCAAAATGTAATTGAACTGGACAGTTTAACGTCATGTCCAGGACGATTAACTAAAGGTCGCAACGATAAGTGCCGTAACTCATATCATCATCAGTAAGATCATGAAGATGAATGCTACGGTTATTAACAAATACTGGCATGTGCTTAGCAAAGCCAGTAGCTAGATAGACGCGACCTTTAGGACCACGTAGTACAAAGTACCAACGTTTGAATTCAATTGAGAATCCAATCATTCGATGTCATCCTTGTCTAGTAATTCCCATTGAGGATCGAGCTGATCAAGATAACTGCAGAAGCCATCTTCGTCAAGAGGAATCGGTTCCTCTGGATCCAGTTCAATAGTTGCTTGACACAATGCAGGAGCCCACTCTTCAGGGTCAAGGTAAGTTGCCCGATAGAGCAGGCGCATTTCGTCAACAACTGCTGTAACTGTGACATGAGTCTCAGTAAATGATGTGTGTTCAATAGCAAGTACTGTCATTAGTTGTCCTCGATGTAGGAATAGGTAGTGGTCTTGACAAGGCGATACTTAGTCCACAGACGTGCCGTGTCAAACTCGCCTTTAAATCGTGTTGAATCCAACACATTTGCTGATGCCCTGCGTTGTGCGCAGGCAGCAAGATTGATGCGATCAAACAGGGTAAGGTTCTCGACGTAAGCAGACATGAGTTGAGTTGAGTAAGTGGACGGGATCTGGGACTTACACCGTAAGGATGCCCAGGATCTTTAGAATAATTTAATGTTTCGTTTGCTTAATCCTGTGCCAGGGATACTGATTGATCCACGGACACCAGACTCACGAGCATTGAGTGTGAGTTGAAACGGACCAAGTTGAAACGATTTGCTGTACGATTGAACGCCCTTTTCAGTGACGTTGAATCCAGCAATAGTCTTGTCAAAATTTAACGGAGATTTGTCGGTCATCTTTGAGTTTACGAATGAGTTGTTCAAGTTCATCTTCAGTACCAGTAATTGATACTGTCAATGTTGTTTACTTCGGTTTCGGTCTACGTTTATTGCGTAGATCCCGCACAGAAGAGTCACGTTGGAACTTGGTGCCACATACCGAATTAGATTTGAATAATGCACAGCATTCTTCTAATTCAATATCTGCACCCCACTGTGCAGCTTCAGTAAGAAGTTCACTAAAGTCTTTCTCATGTTCTATGTATTGTTGACGCCAAGCATCAAATAGATATTTGGTTGGAACAACAGGGTGTTGTTGAGTCATTTGAGATCCTCCGGCATTAGTGCATTGATGTCATCATCGTTTGTCATGTTGGTCATTACAAACTTCTCACCGTTAGGTGAGATGAATCCACCAATGAATCCAATGCCATGTCTCTCTGCAGATTCCTTCATCTTGGCAACAAGTTGCATAGCTTGAAGTCTTTGCATATCCATGGAGTCTGGTATGCAAGGAGTGTTGTCAGTCATGAGTTGAGATGAGTTGAGTAACGAGGTAAGTCTACCAGGGAGCGCAAGCCCCTCATGGAAAGTTAAGAAATGCAAACTCTGGATCAAGCTCGACAGCTTTGAGGTCATATGCTTGAGCAGCTTTGATTTCATCATCGAATCTTCCTAAGTCATAAGTTATTCCTCCATAGGAAATACGAGCCTTCCATTTGTTGCGATCCCATGTAACTCCTTTGTAATCACTCGATGTAACAGTCGCTTGATGTTTAGAGTTGAAAGAATTCTGAACATAGTTTGCGCAACGAACATCTACATGATTAGCTTTGGAGTAAACATGATCAACAACCTGGTCAGCTGGGTCTCTCTCGTTTAGTAAAAAATAAATGATTCTATGAGTTAGGTAAAGTTTACCTTTGATTCTGACTTGATAATATCCGTTTGTATTCACGGAACCTGCCATTGTTTGCGCCTTCCTGTTGGCATAGTTCTTGATCCAGATCAAACCACTAGGCTGACTTGGATCAACAGCAAGATATTGCTTAAGCCAATCAAGTGAAGGCAATGGAAGGTGTGTCATGATCAAAGGTTAATTAGATATAAATACCAGAGAAGTCAAGGATTGGGACATAAGTATTTCCTATATAAATCCAAGGATTCCCTGGTGCTCCAACGGGGGAGTTTGAGGGGGGAAGTACTTATGTACTAGTCCCCCTGGTCGGCTGTTACCGATGCATCTCCTGATGTTCTTTCCATGCAGCGCTGTGCATTTCATTCATTGTCATGGGTGGTTCACCAGGTTCGTTAGGCGTTGGATCGTAGTCAAGCTCATCGCTTAACATACCGATCACTTCATCGATAACGTTACGCATGTGTGGATCGAGATGCTCGTCCATTTGATGACGTTTATCTTCGCGAGCACAAATGGCTTTGAGTGCATCAACTACCAGCTGCAGTTGATGGTACTCATTTTTGGTCCAGTCAATTGCTGGATACTTCTTAGCTTGTTCCATAGTTGATGTGAAGTTGGGTTGAGGTAAATCCTGGGACTTATACACCGTACTTACATCGGTGCTGCCCAGGAGTGAGGCTATGACTGAAGTATTGGCATGTATTGGCTATTTTCCAATAGCAAACAATATTAAGTATAAATACCTACGTCATGCGCTCTTAGGCGCAAGCATGATCCATGCTGTGTAGTTATCACTGCTTCTGTCTACACGTATCAATCCGTATTCTTCCAGTCGCACCAAGGCCTGGAGATATTGCTCAAGCCTTGAGCTTTGCGCTGGAAGCTTAGGTACAAAACATGGTGTATTCCCATACTTCTTCCTGTGATTCAGGAAGTATGCGTAGAGGTTGCGTTGATTGATGCTGAGTGCAGGTAGTGTTGTTGCTGGCATGGCTTAGCAATAGTGTGGACGGGACTCAGGATACGCCTTAGCTAGCTCGTTGGAGAAGCTAAGCTCGATGTTGGATCGAGTTGTTGTATCTCCAAGAGACGGCTGCCCTTCGATCTCGTACTCTTCGAAGTACTGGATGAAGGTTTGGATCGCCTGCTTCTTGGAAAAGATGCAGTGGCTGAGGACAGGGTCTCCTGCGTGGTACCACCATCCACCTTCCTCTGGTCCGCCGTAGCAGAGCCTGACTTCGTGGATAACAATGACCGTTGGATCTTCGTGTTCGAAGTACTTGTGGACCTTATAGGCGTTGACTGCGTAACGCACTTTGTAGGACTTGGGGTAGAACTTCTTGAGTTCTGAGATGTAAGACATGATGCAAACTCCGTGATGATAATTGAGATGATTGCGATCAGGATGACGATGATGTCACCGTCATCCCATGCTTGCCGTAGTGTGTACTTAGGCTTGGTCATCGTAAGTCTCCTGTTCTGGTGGGTTGAGTTCGTATTCTTCACGCATGGCTTGCTCCTGCTGGTACGCAAGATCAGCCATGGCATCAAGCAAATCAGCGTTACGTTGCTCGTCAATGAAATTAGGGTCTCTCATGGTGTGAGTTGAGTGAGATGGACAGTAAGCCAGGGACTTACACCACGTTATTGAGAAGAGTTCTCAATTGTGGATGCCCAGGTTGATCAGCGTGTTAGCCGATTACTAAAGTTGTAATGATAACCGCTGTCATAAGCTGGTTCTTTGTAGGTGACATGGTTTGCAATGTTCCAGATGGCGGACTCACTTAAGTCATAATCCTTGGAGATTGAATGACAAGTCTCGCCTTTGGCCTTGCGTGCTCTAATGTCATCTACTTGTGCATCACTTAGGAAGTTCGTTCTTCTTCCTCGTTTGATCGGATCTTCTTCAATCGGTGGACGCTGCCTTACACGACGTAAGATAATCGTCATGTAACCAGGATTGCAGTTGACAATGCTGCCGATTGATTCGTAGCCATAGCCCTGGCACCTAAGATGCCAGATCCGATCTTCTTTGACGAGTGAGATGCGATTGCGCATGGTTAGATGTTGGGTTGAAATGATGTAACCCCTGGGACTTATACCTCACTTACGTGAGGATGCCCAGGGAATTGTAGCTATTTCATGTACAGATAGCTGCCTGCCCAGTCGGCATTGTGTAGGCAGGTCCCATATGATACGTCATCAAGCAAGTTGTAACGTACGTGTTTGGCCGGTGCTTTCCACGAAGCAGGCTTGTAGACAGCACCTGATTGTCTGTGGACAAATGCATGGACACTGCCTTCGTAGCCACCAAGACAGTTACGTCTGATGTTACGTTGAATGATCTTGTAGTACTTAGTGCCACATACAATGTCAAACTCGATGCCCAGTTCTCCGTACTGTTTGTGGTACTTCTCGAGCAGCTTATCAATCAAAGCATTGATACGTGCTTCGAGGACTTGAGTGTGTTCAGCGAGATTCATTGATTTGTCCCTGGATAGGTTGAGGATTGAGTTGTGTCATATCAACGCCAACCAACGCTGTAGCGGTGATGGTGGCGATGATGAGGGAGAAGGTGGCAATGGCAATAGACCAACGGCGCGTCTCATGAGACTCACCGTAAGAATCCAAATGGATATACTTGCCCTTGCCCATGGAGTAGATTGTCCTCATATCAGTTGGTTGCAAGGATATAACGACAATCAAACAAAGCTGCATTAGGCAATGTAACTGGGGTACCACGTTCGTGTTGCCCGCAGATGTCTACCCAATGACCATAGAGTTTGATATCTAAACACTCAAAGATGTTGTCTACATACATTTGAGCGTTCTCCTTATCTGTGGTCCAATGCAAATAAACAATGTCACCTGTAAATTCCAAGTAACAAGCATCTGAATTTGCATTGATAGGTTGCAATGCATCAAAAATTTCACGTGGCGTAAGTGTTAGTGCCATTGGTTAAATTGAGATAAAGATTAGGTGCAGGATGTTGAGTCCTGCAGAGAAGGCCCGGAGGCCCTCAGTGCAAGAGTCAGTCTTGTTCCAGTTGCTTGCGTTCCCACCGCAGCAGATCCCGGTTGAGATCTACTTTACGCTGCACGATGGCAACGAAGGGAACTAGGTCTTGAAACTGGGCTAACCCATCTTGCCATTGGAAGAAAAGATCGAGAGCAGCTTGACGCTGTTCTTCAATCTCTTGGTCAATGGCAGGGGAGTCTCTGCGAGCCAATAGACGTGCGTCTTGGGTCAGCAGTTGTTCAACAGCTTTAGGAGTCATGGTTGAGTCCTGGTGGTGTCGTGTGGTGTAGTGCAGGGAGAACCCTGCAGAAAACCTACCGTCCGATATGAATTCGTATCAAGACGGAAAGGTTAAGTGCAGAGATCAGTTCATGTACTTACTGTTGATGCAGTAGTACGTATCACCCAAGAATCCTTGGGTGTAGATCAAATTGTGTCCTGGTCGGTCATGGCACGTTGCTTGGTAGTGTCTGTTGAGAAGCTTCTGCGCTCCAACAGAAGCGAGTAAGCCCACGCTAGTGCCAAGAATGATAGCCACACAGGAATCAAAGAAGTGATTGTTTGACATGGATCAGATGTTGTTCTTGGGAGTGATGACGAATGCCATATCGTTCGGCATCATGAGTGCCGCTGCACGACAACGGATGTCATGCAGCTTGGTACGAGCAGCCTCCTTGTCAGGAAGCTTGGCATTCTCTACAGCAGCAGCTGTGTTGACCAGCAGTGCTGCAATGTTCTTGCGGATGTGTAATGCAGTCATGGTCTGAGTTGAGTTGGATAGCAGGCTTGATTGCCTGCAGAAAACCCACCGTCGTAGTACATACATACCACAACGGAAGGGTTAAGTGCAGGAGTCAGAATGCAAACTCTTTCTGCAGTTGCATCCAGTCATTGAATGACAGGACGGCAAGCCTAGGCGCTGGTACTTCAGAGCCGCAGTCAGATTGTCTGCGCCATTCGTATGCCAGCTCCATTGCTTGCATTTCTGCATCTGCTTCGTTTGCATGCATCCCAACGACGTTGCCGTTGGAAAGTACGACAGTGCAGTGCTTGATCATTGACATGGTGTTGAGTTAGCAGTGGGATACAGGATGTTGAGTCCTGTTGAGGGGACCGTAGTCCCCAGAGCAGGAGTCTTAGATCTTGTAGCCGTTGGTAATGCACCAATCACGATGCACTTGGTTAGCCTCCTTAGGCCAGTCATGGGTGATGCATTGCTTGGCAGTTGCCCGATCAATGAAGTACCCAGCGACTGGGCCAGCAAGGATGCCTAGCCCAAATGCAGTAACGATGATAGATGCAAATACGGATTCGCTTTTGATCACGGTGGTGTGGTGTAGGTGAATGCCACTGAGTTGTGGCAATACTGAGTGGGGGATTCGATCCCCCGGCATCACGCCTGTTACTCAGAAAGGATTGAAGTCAATCTCCAGGAGATCTTGTTCCCAATCCTCAAATGTTTGAATGTAGTCCTGAGCTTGCTGCTCAGTATCAAACGATTGCTCACAGCCCTGGAGATAGGACTGAGAGAATACGTCGTGATGCTTGATGATGACGGTGTAAGTCATGGTGTTGAATAAGGTAGGTGCCACTGGATTGTGGCAATACTGAAGGCAGGGTTTGCACCTGCCAATGCCGCTTATACGGACTCAGTCTTCATCTTGCCAAGCAAGGCGTTGTTGCTCACGCTGACGCATGAACATGATTATGCCTTTCACTTGGGCAAGAGTCAGGTAACCGGTCGGGTCGCACATACCTGGAAACCATACCTCATAGGTAGGTTCATTACCTGGATCGTTGGCTGCCATCAGTCCTGAACCCTTGGGTCCAGTAACGATAGAGATTTCGCCAACGAGGCTATCGATGTAAACCAAGTGGAAACCACCTGGTACATTAGGATGCGATACCCAACCAGTAGTCAGGTCAATCACGGGTGTTCTCCGTGTGTGTGGTGCCCATCTCCACAGGGGGCAATAACTGGACCAGGGTTTGCACCTGGTCACCCGCTTTAACGGATCAGTTGTTCTCCAGCATCTCGTCCACGTAGGACTTAATGACCTGGAGGTGCTGCTCACCGAGAGTCTGGCTATGACCATGCTCAAGGAGATCAAGGATCTCAAGCATGATCTTGTCGCCAACCTCTTCACGAGAGAGCAGCTTGGTGGGGTTGATGGTCACGGTGTTACTCCGTAGGTTGAGCTTGGTCTTACACCACTGAAGTGTGGATGCCAAGGTCGTGACCAACCGCCGAGTTGTCTGCTGCGTTTAACGTCCAGCTTGACGAGCAATCGCTGAGATCCCTTGCGCGAGAACGGTTCTTGGCGAAGCGGTGCCGCGAATACCCAAAAACCCGCACGCGCGATACGAATTCGTATCAACGAAGCAGGTATTGAGGGCTACATAAACCCCTGGCTTTCACCAGGGGAAGAGGTAACCTTCAATCGATGTATGTCAGCTTGGCCTGAGCAATTGCTCGGCCTTCCTTAACGGTAACGTACACTCGATAAGTCACTTCATCTCCTGGATCAGTGTGACCAAAGATGACGTAACTACGTAGCTCGGCTAGCCAAGCCTGCACGTTACCTTGTGGCAGCTCACGAACTGGTACGCTAACCTTACGGCCAGCGACAAGTGCTTCCGCTGCTGTCTCAAAACGCTGCATACGGTCTGTCATGGTGTTGAATGCGGTGGTACTCTGCGTTACACGGATGCGCAGCCCCCGATAACTATTTCAACCCCTCACACCTTTCTTTTTTTCTATACGTATTTCGCTACGCGTGGGGTGTTGGAGAAGGCTCAGATAATTTTTTATCCTTTTTCGACCCTATAGGGGGCCTTCTTTTGTATCACAACGTACCAAAACCTAAAAAGTGTCGCGTTATTTAAGGTTTTACCCTAATTTACAGACAAAAATGCCGGGGTATTATCCCCGGCTGTATGTGAATTTACTTTTGTGTTACCTAAAATCAAAAACTGTTCTTTGCTTTCTTTGCAGCAACGGCTGCATCAAAGTAATTTTCCACATCTGGCCGTTGATCGGCTAGTTCTTTCCTGGCACCAACCGTAAAACTCTTGACGGTAAGGGGATCAGCGCCGCCTGCCGCTAACTTTTCCGCTTCTTCGGTAATTGCATCTAACGCAACAACGCGTTCTGCCCGGTTTTTAGGGTTCATCTCGTGTTAAATCCCTAGATTCAGGGTATTCTTACGTCTTCTGCTACTACTTTAACGCATCTACGTGCGTTTTAATACCCTAAAATACAAATAACAGGATCACATAAGCAAATAAACGACCCATGGCACTAGCACCCGCTGATTTTTACGCCTACAGCCGTGCAACCGGGGTGCCGGTACCAGAAGATCCGGAAGAAAGGGCTGAAATGGCTCCAGAGGTTCTGGAATTTCGCCGTAATCAGCTCAAAGCCCCTGATCAAGGCGGTAATCTCCTTGGTGCGGTGGGAGCTGCTCTTGCCGGCGCTGGCATTTTGGGTGGTGGGTTCCTTGGTGTCCGTGCATTACGTGGGCGAGAGGCGCAAAAAACATCACAAGCCCCCTTGGGTGTGAATCTGACTGATCTTGCCAAGGTCAAAGAGACTCCTTTGCGTTCAACAGAGCCTGCTCCTTCAAAAGTTGCCCTTAGTCAACCTAAAGCTGCTGTTAAATCTTCTACAGTTGACCTTTCTAAATACGTTGAAGTTCCTTTTTCTGATGTAACGGCAGCTTCTCGTGCACAACCAAGTACAGAAGAGTTTGACGTTCCTCCTGCTGAAGTAGACGCCCAATCTTTTGTTAGAGCGGCAGTTGATGATCTAGTTACTATTCAACAAAAAACCACACCTGTGGTTGCAGAAAATACGCTTGACTCCCTGGAGAGCGGCTCGGATCAACTTGACTCCAAACTTGAATCCGTAGTTCAACGTGACGTAGATTCCGTTCGTTATAGCAAACCTATTGTTGCTGTTGAAAAATATACAGGAGTTGCTGAACAATTGACTCCACGCCAGCAAAGGCTCATGGCTGAGATGGGTCAAGTGGGTGCTCCAAAAACAAATTTAGAAGATCCAACAACTTCATTAAAACGCGCATCGTATGAATTTGAAATAAATGATTGGTCCGATGGACCACCAGAGCATGTGCTTGATGATCTTGGTAATTTCTTGCGTCAACAAGAAACTCGTAATACTCCTCTTGCAGGTTTTAACTTATCCGGAGCACGGGGCGATCTTCCCGGCGTCTCTGAAATGTCGCCAAAAGAACGAAAAATCTTTGGCAAGCAAATAGGCTTAGATCTTCGTCCTTCTAAAGATCCTGAATCTGCTGGTTTCTTTGGTGCAGATGTGGATATGACTGATTTTGAAGACGCCGTTCAAGGGCCTTCTATAAAAAATTATGTGTCTCCTCAGCGCACGGCGCCCACGACTGTATCCAAACTTGAGATTGCTGACCGTATTTCTGCGGCTGCTAACTTTACCCCTGGCTCCTACGAACATCAATTACTTTTAAATCCAACAGTACCAACCGAAAAAATTCGTGGTCTACTTGGGAGTGCCTTGCGAGTTGAACAGGGCCGTGTTGGTAGAAATTTAACGCACGAGATTACCCCTGGTGCTAGGGCAAGCATGACTGAGGTACCTGGCTGGAAAGATGAACAAGCCGCGCGTCGCGCACAAATGTCCCAAGAGGTAGTTTATGACGAGTATGCGGGTGATACCCCATACGTTGAGACCGTATCTTGGGAAGATTATGAAGGGGCCACTGATCTTGGTGAAGGTGAAGGCCCTGGTGGTTTAACTCTTAGTCGTACATTTGACGAACGCACTGGCAAGAGCCGCACCGATCTCCCAGGTCAATACCAACTTGCAGTTGGTGGCTCACAATCTCCAAGGGCCGTTCGTCCGTTAAATCGTAGTAACGAAGAACTTTACACACGTCAAGAACGCATTGATCGTGTGATGCCAACACGTAGCACAGAAGAGGGTGATACGTCGCGTGGTTTCAGGATTGACCCTGGAACTGGCCGCCTTGTATTTGAAGGCGCGTCTGAACGCGATCCTAGTGGGCGCTTACGACCTACCGATCCAACCATGATGGTGGAAGGTGATTACGAAGATAGGCTTGTTACGCGTTTGATTGGTGGCTTCCAGCCTGCAACTGGCGAACCTTCTGCCATGGTGTCGACACAACCAACTACAGCACGACGGTCTACCGCTGCTGTGGGACCAAAAGACACTCGTATTGTTAAAGGCAGTGATGGCCGTTATTATGCTTATTCCAGTGCAACTGAAGTTACCGGAGAAGAGCCTTTAATTGCACAACGCGGCACGCGTACAACTAATCCGGATGGCTCAAAAGGCCCTTATGTTTTTCTTAAGAATCAAAAACCACAAGCCGTTTCTCTCCCCCTGGCAACGTTGACCGAACTTGCCGAAGAAGCAAAGGATCAATATCTTAATAATCCTTCTGTTAAGCGTGAGTTTCTTGCTCGGCGTCATCCCAACCTTTTAGAGGAAGGCATGATGCAGGGTAAGGTATTAAGCGAAATAGGTAATGCTATTTCTTATAACGATTTTATTATCGAGTCTTTAGACAAGAGTTTACAGGCTCGTGGGTACAAGTTACCTATTCTTCAACCACAAACATCAAAAGTAAGCGGCAATAAATACTATCCCAAAACAGCTCATGAATTTATGAGCAATGTTATTCAAGTTACCAAAGAAAGCCCTGTGTTTGGGCGCCCTGTCAAGATTGGCGAGAAAGGCGGTTTACTGTATGAACGAACAGCAAAAGGGCGGGTACCCGCTGTAGATATGTCCAAAGAAGCACGCCCAATTCCTGGACAAGTTGATATTCGTGGGACAGGCGGCGTTGATCCAATGTCAATCACTGATGACTACGAAGGGGCCACTGCATATCTTGCGCCCCGTATTGAAACGGCTCCTCAAGTTGTACGTGATCGCCGCACTGGTGAAGTTCTTACGGCTAGTACCGCAGCGCAAAGCGCTAAAGGTTTACTTTCTACTGGAGAAACAACTCCTCAATTACGCCCAATACCTAGAGCGCAATTCACCAACTATCCAAACGTTGCCATGCGCACCGTTAAACTACCTGGTGGTGAAGGTACGTATGTAGCAACTGAATTCCTTCCTCCTACGCTTTATGAAATGAAAGTTGATCCTGAGACAGGGGTCCGTTATCCAACAACTAATGTTATTAGTCAGGAAAAAACCGTTTCTCGTCCTTATCAAGTACCAAATCAATCGACGGCCGCCAGCCTTGGTACAACAGGACAAAAACTTGTGAATTTACGCCGTGAGATGGAGACATTTCCCGTTGGTTATCAAGCACCTTATATAAGCAATATTGGCGGTGGCTTTATTGCCAACACCGACAACCCGTTCACAAGTAATGCGCGTTACGCTTCCGGTCCTGTTGGAGGCCCGCTACCTCGTGGCGAATATGTTCAAGTAGAGCCGCCAAAAATGACTCGCTTTGGATATATGAATCCTAACGAGGTTGGCGTTGGTGCGTCCAAACCTTTGAACTTAGGTTTAGATCCAGATACAATTTCTACTTTCCAAGGTTCTCCCGCAGCATCGGCTAGCCCAGGCGTCGGTAGAACTTATAATATTGAACAAGTAATGAAACAATTACAAGCACAGGCAGGACGTCGTCGCGGTTCTCGGAGATCTTGATCATGGCTGAAAAGAAAAAGAAAGATAAAAAGTGGATTCAAGGCATGGAGATGAAAGAAGGTGCCTTCACAGCTAAAGCAAAACGTAAAGGCATCACCACCGCTCAACTCCAAGAAAACGTGCTATCCAATCCAGATGATTATGATGAAAAAACTGTGAAGCAAGCACGGCTTCGTCAAACGTTGGTAGGATTGAAAAAACGTAAAGATAAGAAGTAATGGCAAAGGATCATCGCTTAGCTTTAGATCGTTACATTGACTACACAAAGGATCCTTTTCTTAAAAAACGTCAAGTCAACTTTGACGATTCTTTTGCATCCAAGCCATCCAGCGGTGCAGCACCGTGGATGCCAAGTCGATTCGAGCAATCGGACTTATTGCGTCGTATTCAAACACGTAAGCTAGCACTGAACCCAGGCCTCAACTTCGTTGGTGATACACCAGAAGAATATGAGGTGTTTGCTGACATTGGTCGTTTTGTGCGCAACGAAAGCTATGACTTCAACGAAGGACGCGCTTTGACAACCTTGCGTCCTGAAGACCAACCGGGTTTTTCTCCTGTATGGGTAGAAGCCTATCGCATCAGTCCAACCGTTAATCCAGATAAGCGAGCAAGTAACCCAATGCCACGCATGGCCAACCCTGATCCCAAGGGTTACATGATGGCATCAGCAGAGAAGCGTGCATTAGATGAGGTGGAAGATAATAAGTCTGTCGCTCAACTGCTTAACAAACCTTCAGCAGAAGACAGCAAGGAAACATTTAAAAAGAACAATGAAAAGCCAGAAAAAGCCTAGGTCTATAATAGAGAAAAAGTAATAACATGGCGTCGTTAGCAGGGTTTGGTCAATTATTAAAAGAAGTAGCTAAACCAGCTTTAACAAGCGGTGGACTTGCTAGCGTTATGTCTTTAATGGGCGGTGGAACTCCGCTGCAAGCTCTTGCGTCGGGTGCTGTTGATGCTGCTGCAGACGTTGTGACCCTCGGGGCGCTGCGCAAATTATCTCCAAAGTCTTATACCAAACGTACGTTAATTGATGAAAAAACGGGAGAAAAAATAACGCAACAAGGTTCTCATCCATTGGAAACTCCTCTTAATATTGCTGCTTCTATTGGCGCTGGCTATGCAACAGCACCGCTTATTTACGGGACTGGACAGGCTCAGCAAATCGCACAACAAGTTGAGCAACGTGCTTTAGTTAACAACCTGGCGCAAGAACAGCTCTTGTCCCCTGGTACTAATTTTCAAATGGCAGGAATGCCTGACCCTGAAAATTTCCAACAACTATTAAATCAACGCAATAATTGGACCCAGTACTTAAGCCCTGAAGATCAAGCTTTAGTTTTACAAGCAACAAGAGGAGCGGCGTGATGGGCTTCCAGCAATTTCTTAATGCGTTTTCCACTGGCGCAAGCAAAAGCGCAGAAGCCAGTCGCCTTGCGTACCTACAAGGTGAACGTAATCCAACAATCTTCAAAAGCGCCCCAGGTCTCCGTGGTGAGTACCACCAAAACCTTAAAAAACTAGGTGTCTCTCTTTCTGAAACACCCGTGCAGGCTGCAGGTGCTTTTGCTACCCGTCTGATGACGGACCTTACGAATGACGGCACACGAGGCATCTATTGGCGCTACAACCATCCCCTTGCAATCCTGGAAGCAGGCGCCAAGGCTGCCATTGGCAAAGAGGCGTACGAAGCCCTGGGACCCGCAAAAACAGGTCTTATTACTGCCAGTGTCGTTGTACCAGCCACAGCTCTTGCTGGTGCATACAACATTGCCAATCCTGGTGAAATGTTTAGGCCAAAGGGTTTTGCCCAAGCCTATGCAGGGGAAGGTTCAGAAGATCGCAGAGAAACAACACAGCCTGTCCCTGAATTGTTTGAACGCTTTTTCCTTGGTCGTACCGGACGTCCCCTTGCATATGAAGAAGCACAAAAAGATATTCCTTCCTTGACACCTGAACGCTACGGTAATTACCTACGTACCTACTATCAAGACAAGGGATTCCTCGGCATCGTAAAAGCAACACCTGAGAACTTGGAAGGTGTACCGGAAGCTCGACTCCTTGGTTACCCAGTGACTATTCCTTCCGTCACTACGGCTGTTGGTGGTATTGCCGGTGCAGCTACTGCGATACGGACTGCTCCCAAATTGGGAGGTTCTTTTAAACGTGGTTTAGCAGGTGCTGCGTTAGGTTCTGGTGCTGGCATCATTGCAGGTAACTTAGCCAACACTGTCCTTGCTGCAAAAGCAACCGAGCAAAAACTACCAACCATTGGTCAGTATGAAATGATGCAGTGATAGAATTTATAAAAAAGTAGAGTTGTTGACGTGAATCCTTATTCTGCTTACGGTTATAATCCAGGCAGCGTTCTAGGACTACAAGCACCTGGGTCCCAGCTCACTCCTGAGCAACTTGCTGAGTTACAGCGTATCCGAGGCCTTGGTGGCCAGCAGCAAACTTTTGGCGGCAACCTTAATTTAGAAGGTGTTACTCCTGCTGCCCCTGGTTTTCGTCAACAAGCTAAACAAGTTCTTCAGCAAGGAGTTGACGCTACAGGAGAAGCCGTAGGCCGTGGTAAAGAAGCAGCCAAAAGATTCCTTGAAAAATACCCTAACGCTGGTGCATACGCTCGTGGCGGGTTAGCACTTGCAGCAGCACTACCTGCTGTTGGCACGGCAATGGAAGAGCTTCAAGCAGGGCGCTCCCTCGGCGCTGTTGCCGCCCTTGCGCCCGCAGGTTTATCTGCAGTTGGCGCAGGGTTAATTGGCAAAGGTCCGATCGGAACAGTTGCCGGTCTTGGGCTGATGGGACTCGGTGCGATTCTTCCAGGAGCTTCTGCTTCTGCTGCTGAATCTACGCGTCAAAAACTTACCGGTGAGCCCACTAAAGGCAAGGAGGGTGAGTTTAGTACTCAGATGGCCATGAATAAACAATTGGCTGAGTTGGGCACTACGCAGTACCGCGATAACATGGGTGTTTACACCAGTAGCCTTAAAGATTTGAGTAAAGCATATTCTGATCAAGAATACCTTAATTTGCAACGCAATCTTCCTTTGATCAATCAAATGAAGAATGCTGATCTTGTTCGTCAGCAAGCGTTGATGAATACTCAGAACCAAGGCTACATGCAACAAGGTGTCCTGGCAACAGCAGGTTCCTTGGCTCTTGGCGCACAACAGAATGTTGCACAGCTTACGAACACTGCACTACAAACTAATCCGTACGCAGGTTCTACTATCCAAGCTCCTCAAATTCGCTTTGGGTGATCTCCATGAATACTCCTAGCTACGGTCAACTAAATGTTTCGGGTTTTGGTGCTGCACAACCAAGCCCAACACCACTTGCTGGACGCCTTTTGAACTTTGATAAAGATCGTATTCAGCAATACAAGGATGCATTTGGTAGCGATCTTGGTGCCATGGCATATCTGCTTGAGCAACAGCGTTCACAAGCGTCTGATCCACAACGTATTAAAGAAATGCTTGATGTAATTGGCCCTTATCAAAGGGAAATTGCAAAAGAGAATCAACGCCTTGGAATGGAGTCCAGTCTTTTTGCTGGTTTTGTAAATTTCCCTCAAAGAATGAGGGACGCACGTCTTGCTGGTCACTATTACCTTCCTGAGACCATGCAGACCATTCAACGGGGTATTGATCGAGCCGTTCCTTTTTCCAATCGTAGTTACGTGAGTCTTTAAATCATGAATTGGTCAAGTGGTTTTGGTATCGATACTACCGGTGCTTTTGGTCAAGTTGGTTCAAATTTAGCCAATAGTCCATTTGGCGGTTACGGCGGCCTGAATGTTGGTGGCTTTGGTGGCGCTGCCCCTTCTTACGGCGGCAATGTTGCAACGGGCGCATTTGGCAACATGGGCGGCATGATGATGGGCCTTAACGCCGCACAATCATTTGCCAATGCTATTGAACAAAAGAATTTAAACGCTGCAGCCGAAAATCAATTTGCAGCTCAAAATGCAATGTTTGATGCTGGGGTTGGTAAAGATATTTTGGCGCAAAACTGGGATCAATCCCGTTCTTTATTAGGCCCAATTCGTGGAGCACAGGTTGCAAATAATATAGGGCCGTACAGGCTTTCTTTGGCTAAAGCTAATCTTCCAGACCTTGCAGGTAAATATGGCAGCTTTGGTGCTTTCTCTTATTCTCCTGTATAAAATCATTTCGGTTAAAATACAGATAACGTGTAAGGTTTTATAAAATACATGGATCCGTTTTCAGCTATTGGACTAGGTCTTGCCTCTAGCGCAGGCGGATCTTTTTTGGGTGGCCTCTTCGGAGGAAATGACGTACCTACCTATGAGCCTTCAAAGCTCATGAATTTACTTGGTGGCTATGCTGAAAAACAAATAAAGCCTACAAAAGCACAGAAAAAGGCAATTCTAAAAGAGGTAGCAACCTATGCCTCCCCTGGCGCCAGAGAAGGTGTTCTTCAAAGCTATGCTGGAAAGTTTGCTTCTCCTTTTATTGAAAAACGATTAGCAAAAAGCTATAAAACACCTATTGATTTTGAAGCTGGTCCCTATCGTGATGTAGCTTCTTACGCATACGGCCAACAAGGTTTGGCCATGCCTGAAGATGCTTTCCAAAAATACATTAATCTTGCCAAAGCAACCAACGTCCGTAGCCCCGAGGCTTTTTCAGACATTGTAAGAAGTGGGATGATTGCCTCGGATATGGTTAAGACACCTGCCGATCTTATGTTTGAATTAGAAAAGGGACCAATAGCACGTGATCCATCTAGCGGTCGGCTGTTGCGCGGTCTCTTCCAGTACGATCCGAATACAGTTAAACAGATTACCGCTTCAATGCTGGGCACGGCCTGATTATTTTTTTGTTACTGACGTGCTGTTAAAATAAAAACAAAGCAAAGTAATCCTACAGATATGTCATCTGCAAAAGATTTTGAAAAAGCAAGAAAGCTATACGCTAAAGGCTATAGTGCATCTTATATTGCTGGCAAAACAGGCTTAAGTCCTGAACAGGCAAGAAATGTTGTTGAACGGCAAACTTCGTCTGCGAACAACGCCGCCCAACCTTCGCTTGCAAGCAGCGCCCAACAAATCCAAGCTATTTATCAGTCTAGCCAGACTCCTGCTGAAAAAGAAAGCGCTATACGATCACTGGGTTTTACCCCAGTTGTTATAGGCGGTCAATCAGTTGCATCACAGTCAGCTCAAACTCAAAATACTCAACAAAATTCCTCGTCTTCTGCTTCAGCCCAACCTGGTGGCGCCGGAACTATTCCTCCTGGTTTAATAAACCAACCGATGTATGACGCGGCAAAAGAAGCCGCTAATCTTCAAATACAGAAGGAAATTGAAAATCTTCGTCAAGCTGGCCAGACTGAACGCCAAAAGCTAGTCAATGAAAACAACCTTGCCGTGACAGGCCTGGAAGTAAAAGGAAAGCTGGATCTTCAAGGTATTGTGAATGCGGGATATAAGAACATTGCCAATATTGAACGGGGTTCAAATATGTTTGCCAGCCTCATGGGTGCATTCAACTTTTAAAATGAATGCGCTAAAATAAATTTATAACTTTGAAGAAGTTTATCAATGGCTTATTCGTTTACCGCCCCTACGCGTACCACTGCAACCAAGCAGCAACTTGAGGCAGCCGGCCTGGCTCCTGCTGAAGTGCAAGAAATTTTGAACGCTCAAGAGGCACGTAAGTATGGTGGCGGTATGTCTGCTGCTGAGCTTCAGGATTTTGAAACTCTCATCGGTCGTCTTGAAGGCTCCAAGATGCGTCAGGCTTCCCAGGCAAACCGTGCTCGCCAACGTGACGTCATGGCCGGTGGTCTCGCCAGCATGATGACCAACTTCTGATGCCATGAAGGCTGATAACGCTGGCTCAACTGAACAAGCTGAATTCAACCGTTATCGTCAGGCTGCAGATGTAGCCTATCGATATGCAAAAAACAAGCTTGAGTCCAAAGTAAAACCAGAAGAAGATCTGGGTGAGTCAGCGTTTGGCCCTGAAAAAGAAGAGGTTCAAAAATGACATCCTCCTATACGGGTACCTCATCTGATTGGGAAACACCCGAAAATCTTGATCCGTACGATCTACTGTTTGACGAGGAAAAAGCTCGTAAAGCTGCATCTGCCGTTAAGATCTTTCAAGATGTTTCCGTTGGTTCCACCAAGGAAAAGATGAAGGAAGAAGGTGCTCAGCAACGTGCAACCATTGGAACCTCTGGTGAACAACAACGTGAGACAGCAGCTCAAGCCCAGCGCTTCGCTCAGGAAGACGAAGCACGAGACTATAATCAGTCCCAAAGGGCATATCGATATTGAGATTTTCGGCCAGTGGGTCGACAATCTTGATGCACCAACCGAAGAAGCATTCACGGGTTTTTGCTCTGAAAACTACTCGGTGATTGAGTGCTACCTTTATGCGCGATTCCTTGGATATACAGGCAGTATTGCAGGTTGTGATTTATGGGTACAAAAGAACTATCCCAAGCCTGACCACAGGGCAGTTCTTTTGAATGAAATTGAAGAGATGCAGGAAGATATTCGTAAGCTTCGTGCGGATGTTGATGACGGCATTGTCAAACGTGATGCCGGCGTTGCACGCATCGCTGGTATGCAAAAAGAATTGCGTGGCACTATTGCCCAGGTTGAGCTGAGCACGGCCAATAAGGATCGCAAGGGCTTGCTTATGGCTGGCGCTGATCGTGCCATTCGTGAACTTCTTACCATCTTCAAAGACGACCCGATTGAAGTCCCCCTGGAAGAAGCGTCAATGAGCGTATGGGCGCACATGCAGCTCGAAGAGTAGATCAAGTAAACTTGAAGGATGAATCAACCAGTTTCACAACCTCAATACGGGGAGAATATCGCCGGACGGTTATTTGATGTTGCGCGTCAACTTCAAAAAAATCGTGAGCGTGTAACTGGTTTTCGTCGTCCCACGCCTATTATTGATAAAGTAGCGGACGGGGAAAAAGTCATTGCCGCTTTACAAGCCAATAAACAAGATGAGCAAAAACAAGATGCCGCCAGAACTCCTGGAGCACTTCAAAAAGAAGGAAGCCAAGAAGGAGGACGGCAGCGAAATGTCGGACAAGGAAAAGAGGAAAGCAGCACTGGACAAAGCTCGCAAGTACAAGGAACAGAAGAAGGGCAACAAGAACGAAGAATAAGGTAGTATTCAGTAATACACTGAACAATACTTATTGTGCCTGCTTACCAACATCTTGCATACCGCCGTAACGCACAAGCGGCTGCTCGCAGGCAACAAATCCGAATCCCACGCAATCTTGAATCCCTGGAAAAAGCAAGGGAAGATTTTGGATTCTTTTGTGAGTACGTAGCAGATAAACCTCCGGCTGATCACCATAAAGAATGGCATCGTCACTTTGTTACCAACGAAGACAGTAGCTGCCTGCGAAAGATTGCTGGACCAAACGTTGATCTCCTGGCACCCCGTGGTTCTGCCAAATCAACAGTCTTAGGTTTGTTTACCGCTTGGGCTATTGGCGTTCATACAGCAGCCAAGCTGCCGCTACAGATCCTGTACTTGTCGTACACGGTTGATATCGCACGATCAAAATCAGCAACCATCAAACGTATCATTGAAAGCAAGCGATACCAAGAAGTCTTTCCAACCGTACGCCTTCTAAAGAACGTCACCAGTAATGAGTACTGGTCCATTGACCATAAGTTTGCAGGCATCGATACCACTGGTGAGGAACAATTCACACTCTGCGCTGCAGGCCTCAAAGGTTCGGTGACTTCCAAACGCTCACATCTGGTCATCATTGATGACGCCATCAAATCTGCTGCGGACATCTCCAACCCTGACATTCGGAAACAGATGCAGGACAACTGGAATGCTGTGATTGCACCCACCATGTTTGAAGGGGGCCGGGCGATTTGCCTTGGTACGCGCTTCAGACATGATGACATTCATGCCACAACATTCAACCCACAGAACAATTGGTTGCAAATTGTGCTTTCCGCCATCATCAATGATCCCAAGACTGGGGATGAGATGTCGTATTGGCCATCGATGTGGTCCTTGGATTATCTAAAGGAAAAGAAACGACAAGCACCAATTGCTTTCTCGTTTCAGTACATGAATCAAGTCATCAGGCAAAACGAGTTGTCGTTGGCGCCAGAGCTGATTGTCAAGGCTGAGATTGCAACGGAGTTTGATTCTCTTGGTATCGGGGTTGACCTTTCGGTTGGAACAAAAGAAAAGAATGATTACACCGTCATGGTCCTTGGTGGTCGCATTGGCGACCAGATCCACATCATTGATTACAGGCGTCTACGCGTCATGGGCAACTTAGAAAAACTAGATGCCCTCAAGGAGTTGCTCAATGATTGGTCGATCCTTGGCAAAGATGAAGGCGGCCATTACTTCCCGACTTACTCCACGTGTGACATCTGGAGTGAGGCGGTTGCGTACCAGGCGTCTCTAGAGGCCGATTTCAAACGTGTATGTCTCACCAACGAGAGCCTGTATAACTTAAATTGGCATGCCGTCAAGGGATTCCGTGCCGATAAACTGGCGCGTTTCCGTGGTTGCATGGGCATGTTTGAAGACCGCAAGATTATCTTCAATCGTTTCCGCAACTTTACAGCTATGTTTGAAGAGTTGACTAACTTTGGCGTTAGTAGTCATGATGATTGCGTTGACGCCTTGGTTTATTTGCTGACAGGATTGATGCGTAAGGGGCAGCTTCAACTTGATTACTAAACTTTAGAATTAGAAAAAAGCATTGTTTGTGGTGGGACCCGAATACTTGGCCATCGGCTTGACAGCCGTTATATCGGCTATTACAGGCGGTGGTTGGGCCGCATCTAAAATCTTGAATCGATATAACGATCAGGTCCAACAAGCATATAGTTACATCGGGTCACAAAAACGAAGGATTGATGTTTTGGAAGAAGATCTAAAACGAATGCCATTGGAGTATGTGTTAAAGGTTGACTTCTTAAGAGAAATTCAAGATATGCATGACAATTTTCGCGAAATCAATAATAAGCTTGATAAACTGATCGATAAGATGCTTGACAGTAAATGAGCTACATCCTTGAGGTCCAGGAGGACGAAAACGGAGATCAGTACATCGTTCTTCCTGACGAGGTGATCGAAGATTTGGGCTGGCAAGAAGGCGATATCCTCAACTGGGACGTACGCAGTAACGGCATTGTGCTTAGTAAAGTAAATGACGCTGCTGGCTACGAGGTTATAGAAGAGTAAAATAAAAAGATCGATAGGTGGTTAGATGTTTTACGGCGGCATAACTTACAGTGGCATGGCCAATGTTCCTGGAGCACCAGGAAATTTTGTGGCTGGTGGAAATTTTATGGGCGGCGCAGGCAGTGCCATTAACCCAGAGTCTTTCAAAAGAGAATCAAAACAACAAAAAATCTATAACAAAGGAATGGGCACAGATAATCCCAATGAACGTGAGATTTTTTTGCGTCGTACCGGTCCTCAATTGCCGATGGCAGGACTTGGTAATGTTGGTAATGTTGGTGGATTGGTGTCCCAGGCTTATCCAATGGTCGGTGACACAATTCCTGGACAATATTTTGCGCAAAGCACACCATTGATAGGTATTGGTGGCAAAACTGTTTCTTGAACTGCTAAGCTTTAATTAACACAAGAATAGATAATGGCAGACGCTAAAGCCAGGCTTCAGGAAATCATCAACGCCTATCTCGATAAAGATAGTGACGTTGTTGTAGACACTGGCGTTGTCGCGTCTCACATTGCACAGATGAAACTCTTTGGAATCCGCCAAGGGGTTGAATTTTTCCCATCTCAAGATAACTTTGGTAACCAGCGCAAAGACTTTATCGATCGTGTAGCCAAGTACAACAAACTCGATACACGCCTGGATTCAATCTGGGAGTACTTCCTGTGTGATGGCAAAGGCCTTTTCTACATTCGCCCTACAAAACAAAATTATCGCCTCTACTATTTCCGCGAGCACGAATATCGCGCGTACTACAACGTTGACGGTGAGCTTGATGAAGTTGTAATCATCTATAGCTATAAGGTACGCAAGGCCAATGGCTTTGGTGATCAACTTGCAACTACATCGTTGACAGGCGGTTTAACCACTGGTAGTCCTGGTGCAAAGCGTTACATCAGACTTTCAATTAAGCCAAGAGAGATTGAAGAGACGCACTCGGATTCCGAGATGTCGTTTGAGATGCCGACCTATGCACTGACCGGTCATACCAAGACGTTTAAAAATAGCCTTGGCTTCATTCCATGCGTTGAAATTATCAATAATCCCCAAGGTTTCTCTTCGGAGGGCACTGGTGAATTTGACGCACTAGCCAATCACATTTGTACGCATGACGAAATGATGCGTACGATGCGAAAGAATATCACCTTCTTTGGTAACCCAACGCTTCTGTCATCTCGCCCCAAGACTGACCTTATGGAGGCAGGGGGAGATGCTATTGTCCAGCGTCCTTCTATTGCTGCAAACTCTGGCTTTACAAGTCCATCACCGATGAGTCGGTCGATGTTTAAGGCTGATCCTGTCAGCCGTGGTGTTGATGGTCAGATCCGTGTTCCACGCGTTATCGCAAACCTGGAACCAAACGATCGTGTTGGCTATATCGTCCCAGATGCAATCACTGGCGATCAAAACGCATTTGCTCGTCAGTACCGAGAAGAGATTCGTACCGCCCTTGGTGGTGTAGACGAACTATCGATTTCTGCTGGTGTGACAGCAACTGAGTACAAATCATTGTTTGGACGTGTTGCTGCAACATCAAAGAAAAAAGCAAATGCTATCTACACTCACGGCCTGTGTCGTTGTTTTGAATTGATTATTTACCAAGAGGAGCAATTATTCAAGGCGACACTTGCATCGGCGGCAGGACTTGAAAAGCCCGTAGATCTAGCGCCAGATGCTTCGCCTGAAGATGAAGCTGGTTATGAAGCAGCAGAGAAGCAATACAACGAGCAACTTAAAAAACTTATGATGGCTTGTGTGGAAGCACAACAGATTCCACCTAATGTCATTGGTTTGATTCCAGATGGTGACGTCACTATTTTGTGGCGTTGGCTGGGACCTGTTTATGAGGATTCCACACAGGACATCCTTAACAACTCCATCGTGGTACGCAACCTTCAGGAGTTAGGTGTTGATAGCATTGAAGCACTGAAATACCTCTTCCCGTCTAAGACGGATGAGGAACGGGCCGAGATGTTATCTGGGTTCCCATTCAGGATGGTGAACGAATTACAGGGTGCATACTCTCAATTCGCTCGCTTAGTGGGGGGCATGATGCAGACTCCTCACCCGCAAGCACCGGATCTTCCGATGGCTGCGGATCCAAGATTGGACTTAACTCCATATCTGTATCGAACCTTAGAAGCTCTACAAAAGGAGATGAGTTATGCAGGACGCTACCGTCCAATCGATCCCACAGACGAGCCAAGTCCCGGCAGCGGTGGCTCCAAGCAGCTACGTGGCTCCAGCCCCGGTCAATTACCAGGCGGCACAGAGCCCGGCTCCAGTGGCGTATCAAGTGGGTACCAGTTACCCCCAAGCGGTGCCTCAGGCGGCCCCCAATTACCAATCAGCCCCTACGCAGTACGCCCCCCAATCCCAACCGGAAGCTCCGAGCAGCAACCCCTGGGAGTCGGCGTTCAACAAGGTGGTGAATCTGCTGAGCGCACCAGTTCAATCCCCGTTCCAGGGTCAACCGTCTCAGACGACTCAATACGCTCCAGCCAATTACGGCCAGCAGTACAGCAACCCAGCTACGCAACAATCGGCTCAGCAGACCTGGTCACCCAACCAGATCTCCTCGCCCAACTCTTCCCAAACCTACTCGGTTCAGTCCTTGGCGGACGTGGCGGATCTGCTCCAGTGGAGTCCGGAAACGCGCCACGTGGTAGACGCGTACGGGGTAGAAGCACCCGCAATCCTAAATAACTACGCCCTTCAACTGGAAGGGATGCTGGATAGCGCTGTTGCCTGGGGCACTAAGGCCCAAGATGTCATGCAGCGTTATGCCGAGTTTTCTGTTGCCGAGCACCAAGAGAATCTGGCTTACAACGAGATCCTGACCAACCCCGATGTCCTGAGCGATTACACGCTGAAGTTCTTCGGTCCTGAGGGTCCGTACCCTGTGTACGAAGATGAGGCTC